ATGTGTGGACGTTTTGCACAAGCCCAAACCCGTGAAGAATACTTGGCACACCTCGCCGACGAAGGCGATCGCGATATCGCGTATGACCCTGAGCCAATTGGGCGCTATAACGTCGCGTCTGGCACAAAAGTCCTGCTGCTGAGCGAACGCGACGAGCAGTTGCACCTCGATCCGGTTGTTTGGGGTTACGCACCCGGGTGGTGGGATAAGCCGCCTCTGATAAACGCACGCGTAGAAACCGCGGCAACCAGCCGGATGTTCAAACCGCTCTGGCAACATGGCCAGGCGATAGTCTTCGCTGATGGCTGGTTCGAATGGAAGAAGCAAGGCGACAAGAAGCAGCCGTACTTCATTCATCGCTCGGACGGTAAGCCAATATTCATGGCGGCGATAGGCAGTACGCCGTTTGAACGTGGCGATGAAGCGGAAGGCTTTCTGATAGTCACGGCGGCAGCCGACAAAGCCCTGGTCGATATTCACGACCGCAGGCCACTGGTTCTGTCACCAGAGGCAGCGCGCGAATGAATGAGGCTGGATGTGGGCGGGAAAGAAGCAGAGGAGATTGTTGCTGACGGCTCTGTGCCAGCAGATGCATTTATCTGGCACGCAGTGTCGCGCGCCGTCGGCAATGTGAAGAATCAGGGCCAGGAGTTAATCGAGCCTGTCTGATTAAATTACCGGGCTATCATCATCCGCCGCCCAGTTAATAAGATGCGTCAGAATACCCTTCACATCCACCTCATCCAGAACCTCACCTTCCAAAACTTCACCATCTACCGTTATCAGCGCACCACCTCTACGTTTGGCAAAGTGACAACCGCCTGAATACGAAATCAGGTAGGTGCTATCTGGAGTCGGCTTCAACCCCCTTTCTATCACAGCAAACCCTTGCGATGTCTCAATCACAAGGCTGTTAACCGTGACGCCGCAAATTGTCTCTATGGTTAGCGTGTGTTCAATGTAGTCTTTAGCTGGACTCGGGAACCCCATAATGACCTCCAATAGGCACTGTTCATACATACAGTATGACCTGAATTTTAGCGTGTTCAAGTGCTGAACGGAATTCTCTTAAGTGTTAAACTCCCAACTATCTAAAACATATAAGATTATGGATATGTCACTTAAATACAGAGCGGATATTGATGGTCTCAGGGCTATAGCAGTGCTCTTGGTTGTTCTTTTCCATGCAAAACTTCCTATACCGGGTGGTTTTGTTGGCGTAGATGTTTTTTTTGTAATATCAGGGTTTTTAATAACCTGTATACTTGATAAAGAGATCAGGGAATCCCGTTTTAGTTATGTAAGTTTTTACGTGCGCAGGATTAAACGGTTAATTCCGGCGCTATTTTTTATGCTCATAATTGTCGCGGCATACTGTAGTTTTTATTTGATGCCAGAAGATTTAATTTCTTTTGGTAAGACATCCATCTTAACTATGCTGGGTGTTAGTAACTTTTATTTTTATATTCACACTAACTATTTTGAATCATCATCATCAGAACCGCTACTGCACACCTGGTCTCTTGCGGTAGAAGAACAATATTATATCTTCTGGCCTTTGATATTGATGATGATATATAAGATAAAAAGAACCAGCATCAAGTTTGCTTTGTTCTCAGCGCTATTTATCACGTCAATATGTCTTTCATGGTATTACGTACATCAAGACAAGAATCTGGCATACATGATGTTGCCATTTAGATTTTTTGAGTTAATGGCTGGGGCATTGCTTGCAATTAATTACCGCAGAACTGAATTAATATTAAAGCATAGTAATACATTGAGTATTACTGGATTACTCTTGATACTTGCAAGTGCATTTTTACTTGACGATAATAGTTCTTTCCCCGGCCTTTTAGCGCTTCCTGTTATTATAGGTAGCGCAATGCTAATTGCTTCACGTGAAGGTATTGCAAACAAATTTTTATCTTTAAAACCAGTAGGATATATTGGCAAAGTATCATACTCGTTTTATCTTTGGCATTGGCCAGTAATAACTCTGGCTCTCTACAGAAGTGTGGAACTAACCGTAATCAACGCCATTGCACTTATTACGTTATCATTTGTTATGGCCTGTATCAGTTATCACTTTGTTGAAAGCCCATTCAGAAAACTAAAATCGCCGATGGTTGTTTTTCCTGTGTTTTATGCAATTCCATTAGCTGCTTGTTACTTCTTCATGAGTTATGTGGATGCCACATCAGGTATGAAATGGAGGATGCAGGGTATGTTTGATGAACTTAATTCTGATAACTCTGCCCATATCAAGCGCAGTGAATGCATGGAAAAAATGAAAATTGGAAATTTTAACGAGTGCTGGCTAGGTGTAAAAAAAGATAAGCCAGATATTTTAATGATTGGTGATTCATTCGGCAATGCTTATACTCCTTTTATTGATGCACTTGCGAAAGATGCGGGAATTATGGTCCATGACACAATGAGAAGTTCTACCCCCTCCATTCCTGGGGTATATGTCAATAATATAAGCAAGCCATTATCAAAATATAATGCCGATACCATTATGATTTATAATAATACGCGCACAAATTATGCCTATAGTATTGGAGCTGTTATAATATCAGACCATTTTGATATATATGACGGCAATAACGAATCATTACGGTTATTTGGTGATAATGAAATCGACTATAGCGCATCTGTGTATAAACTACGTGTAAACTATATTAAAAAACTCATCAAGAAAGGTGTAAAAGTATACATCATTGCCAGACCTTTTAATACAATCGGTTCAACTGGAATTTCTAAGCTACGTTCAGCAAAAATGAAACATGTTATAGACAATGTTGAAATGTTCCCCTATGGAATGAAAAAAGAAACAAGAGAAGAGTACAGACTTAAGCATGACATTCCAGAAATTACACTAATCGACCCTAATGTTCTTCTCTGCAAAAATGAAAATTGTGTAGCCACTATTGATGGTGACATTATCTTTAGAGTTGATGGAATCCACCTTAACTACACAGCAGCAAAAAAAATGGGTGATGCATATTTAAAAAAATATGATAATCCATTTAAATAGAACAAAGGTTCTACATGGATCCGTTTTAGTTCCTGACTATGTCAGGATAGCCTTCTGATGTTTCTATCATAGAACTATTCGTGGTCATGCCACATAGGATTTAAAGAGTGACAATGCTCTCTATAAAGTCTTTTGTAGTTTCTGGAGTCCCATGGTATCACCAGGACAATACTGTTTTCACTGAGGAGATCACAATTCGATGGAAGCGTGCAAGCATCAGAAACAGAAAAGCCCACCTGAGTGGGCTATGTATTTGTTTTTATATTTAGTTGAATATTTCTGGATAGTATTTCTTCAACTCGATACCTAACTCCGTTGCACCAACCTTTGTTAAATGCCCACTATCGAAGTAAAGGTACTTACCTGTTGCAGGAGAGACAATATTGCAGATTTTACTTTTGCCACACTGGACACTTAACATATCAACGTATTCAGCATTAGGTATTTTTGAAACCGTAGCTTTTGCATCCGTATTTGTTGCCCATCTTGAATTGATGTAAAACGTTGAGGCATAACCGTTAACCATTTCAAATGTTGTTTTTTTATTTTCCATTGCTTTTTTTGCAATAAACATTGGCGCATTATTAAACATCATTTTCGGCCCAAAAACTATAACCCTTGCATTTGTACGCGTTTTGATTTCGTTAATAACAGACCTTAGTCCACCCATATCATTAACCTGCCAGTCATCATGTAGCATGACAACATCAGCATCTTTAAGCCCATCGAATTTTAAAGTTGAAATTAAAACATCACTACAGAATTTTTGGTATTTTTGTTCATTTGGAGTGTACCCGAAGTTACTGCAATGGTTTGTAGTTCTCAGATATGAGATATCACCTTTAAACCCATTTTCAGTTAATGCATATGTTAAATCTATTCCGTGTGAATTTCCAATAATTACAATCTTCTTATCGCCAGTCTTTGGCACAGGGTTAATTTGATCCCCATCCGTCCAGTATCTTGCTCTTTCCTTAGCTAGTTCTTCAGCACTGATTAGAGCAAATGGGTATCTTCCAGGATATCCAGCAGAGGCGGTCACAGAGAATGCAGCCAAGTACACCGAAAGAAATGCAGCTAATACAATTGTAAGTTCTCTTGCAAGTTTACCTCTGTACTTATTAAGAATCTTTCTTGATGGGTTTTCTACTAAATAGAAAGATATGCAAGACAATGCAATTGATAACGCCACACCGAAAAATGATGCTAACCAACCAGAAAATCCGAGATAATTAAATAAAACAAACACAGGCCAATGCGTGAGGTATAAAGAGTACGATACCTTACCCAACCATTGCATTACTTTATTATCCAGCAAGATGTTTTTAATATCACCTGCTGAAATTACAATTGCACAACCAAGAACAGGGACAAGTGCCCAATATGACGGCCATGCCATATCAGAATTGAGTAAAAAAGTAGCAGCAATGATTATTGTAACACCTGCCATCTTTGCATACTTCCCAGTTAATAGACTAGCTGGAAATAGGTATACAAGTCCACCAACAGACATTTCCCATGCGCGAGAAGTTAAAAGATAAAAACCTGCGGAGCTATTTGTATTAGCGTAATATATTGATACAGCAAATGATAACAATGCAACAATTAGCACAGAGTAACTTGCTAAACTACGACCTACTGACTTATATAACACAAAAGCAAAAACAGGATATATCAGATAAAATTGCCACTCCACTGACAATGACCATGTATGCAACAACCATTTTTCTTTTGATGACGTATCAAAATAATTCACATCATAGAAGTATTGAATATTTGAATAAAAAAGAGAGCTACTCTTAACATGCTCAGAAAGTAACTGATAGTCAGATGGAAGTAAAAGAAAGTACCCAATAACTAACAAACAAAAACAGGTAAAATATAGTGCTGGGATTATCCTTCTGGCTCTATCCATGTAAAAACCGATGACCGAAAATTTAGAATCATCCAATCTTGAAAAGATTATTCCGGTCATAAGATAACCAGAGATGACAAAAAACACATCAACTCCAGAGAATCCGCCATCAAAGCCTGGTATCCCAAAGTGATAAAGAACGACAGCAATAACTGCTATCGCTCTCAGCCCATTAATATCAGTTCTGAAGTTCACTTCCCCGCCATAATCTCACTAAAAATCATGGCGGTGTTATAGCATGCAACATAAATTAAAGCCAGCAACTACAGTGGAATAGCTACTATTTGGCTTTCTGTTGTGACCTCAAACCAAAATGAAACGCCTCCGACGCCAATCATGGGAGTTGCAACAAGTTGATCGTTAATCAAGGTCCATGTAAAAGAAGGGAGTGAGGCACCGCCTCCAGAAACATGCCCAAGCTTCCCTATCTCCAAAACCTGGCTCCCCCCACCTATTGATTTATTGACTAGTAATTTGTAAAGAGTGGTATTCCTTTCTGGTGTCGAAGGTGGCTGATTCGAAGCCATGATCGTCACTTCACCGCCGTATCTGACCTTATGTCCTTGCGTACTTAGCATGTTACATATTGGTGTTGCAGCCCCAACCGGTATGGTGATGCTTCTTATCGGTAGGGTATCATGTACCCATTTTATATAACCACCGTTCTGGGTTTTCCATCCATTCAGTAGTTTTTGTCTATTCATTGTTACTTCTGCGCCAATTCCATCAACTATAACGCATGGAGTTATGTCGCCAACAGCTGGAATAGAAACTGAATCAAGTAGTGTGATTTCATTTTTTACACCGTCTTGAGCTATAACATGTAAACAGTTAGGGAAACCTCCAATAGATGTATTATTTGCATACATAAAAGCATCACGAATAGTGGCTTTATTTGGGCCTAATGTGGCGGATGAAATAGCCCCCATACCTGATCTGCCATTTGTTTCAGCGCCTGGCGCATCAAGAGAAAAACCGTTACATCTCTCAATAAGGTGTCCATATCTTGCACAGTTGTCAGCTGCGCAGGCGACACCGTTACTGTAGTTCATGTATCCCCATAACCACCCATCACCCTGACTATTAGAAACGTAACCCGCTCTTACTGAATGCGATGTGTGCTGGAAGCCAGGTGATGGATCAGACACGGTTCCAGGGTTGAATCTTACCCCGTTAGAAACACTGGCATGGGACATTATGTTATCGATACACATCACAATTCCATTACCGAAATAGAATCCATCAGCACCAGCTGACTCTGACTGAACTCCGCTAATAAAACCACGGGAATACTTATTCAAACTGACAGATCTACGCGGCGCACTTTTGACGTTGAAGTCTTGAAGTCTGAAAAACGATGCACCATTTGTATTCGCCGCCACTCCGTCAGATAAAGCGGCAGCTCCTGTCATATCGAGTTCGCTGGTTGACTGACCTTGGCCGATAATTCTAAGTCCTGTTATTCCAGAAGCGTGTTTTTCAAGACTAATAGGAGTTAAAAGAGTATGAGTACCTCTTGGTAATTCAACTTCCCCGCCACGAATGTTTTCTGTGGCGCTAGGATTGTATTCCGTTGCAAGCGATGCGGATGCTAAATTAACTGCTACTCCAATATCGGTGTCAGGATCACCAAAATCAACAGCTGATAGATGGCGACGCGCCCTATCCTTGCGTCCATACTTATTATTTGCACCAGTTGCTTCGTATGGCCCGATCTCATCACCAACGGTTCCAGGCGCATAAGTTTCTGCGCTGTCGTAACAAACAATTCCAGCTCCAAGAGAAGATGCGAGCATGGTACGCAATGTCGAATCACCAACTGAGAGCCAGGCACCAGGTCCTTCTCCGCCTGTAGAAGCCGGTGTTGAAACAGGTGGAACAACTTTCCCCCCAACAGGAAAAGTACCTGTCCACTTGAAATACTCGCCAGTACTTTCATCCAGGAGTAATTCATTCAGATTAACGGTACCGCCATCCTGAAAAGACATATCATTAAGAATGATATAACCGTATGCTGCTGCGGCATTAATTACCATCGTCTCAAGGCCAAACCACGTATTACGTGCCCGCCCAAAACGATCATTCCAGATTGCCTGAGTTATGTCATTTAGCGCAAAATCAAAATTCTGCGCATTATCGTACAAATCCTTTGCAGCAGCAGACCCCAGCGGATTGCCGGTGTTATAAGTCGTCATATGGACCTCATAAACGAAAAAACCCGCCGGAGCGGGTTGTAATGATGTGGTTGTTTAAATCAGGAGACGTTTCCGGGGTATAGATCGCTGTCGTACTGGTAGAAGTCGTCCCTGTACTCTTTCGCAGTAACCTGGCATGTGCCGTCAGCTTGTGGTGCTATTTCAGAGATAATAGCGTTATAACCAGCACGCGAAGAATCGCAGAAAATAAGGCGCGGTGGCTCGATGGCAGGATCGTTCAGGATGATATTTCCGAACTCCGGCTGTTCAGGCACAGAGATCTGATAATCTCCTGCCCTGGTAGCCACCAGTAATCCGGAGGTTGTCCCATCCTGATAACGGATGAGGGCACGCGGATTATCAAAGCTCCAGTCTGGCGGCTCCGTAACAGTAAATGTCGTCAGACCGTCAACCGTGGACATACTTTCAATCAGGGCGCTGACTGTTTTACTACCGGGGATATCATCAGTCAGCACAACCCGATCACCAACGTTATAGCAGAGCGCATCCAGTTCCGTTGTGGTCGAGAATGTCAAACGCTGCCTGAGATACTTCATCAGGCGACGCATGCCAATCTGATATGCATGGTCGCGGTCGAGTACACCATCAAGCATGTAGTCTTCTATTTTAACGGGGGTTAGATTACCCGGTGTCCGGCACTGTACCGTCTCTTCCGCCCATGTCGTCCCGTTGATATACGTAACATCCACGCCGTCATAGTCGTCGTCAGAGGGAGCCACAAACGCGGTTTGAAGGTCTTCCGTCATCTCATGTGGACTGATAACACCAGACCAGGGTTTGATACCTTCACGCGCTACTGATGCCAGTCCGTCAGTCAGCAGAAAATAACTTTTCCCTGCGTTAGCTATCTTCTGCAAAACTTCCAGTGCCGATGTGCTGTCTGTGGTCTCGAAGTCAAAGAACTCATTGTCAGGCGTCCAGTAGGTACTTTCCAGAGCATTAATGGCATCAGTGTCCATCTCCAGCCCCAGAGAATTACCAACGTTGAACAACGCTCCGGAAATGCTGCGTGGTGTTCCTGTATCGTAAATTCTGGTGGCTACCACGTTCACCCGGCGATCGGATTGAGCGGCCAGCTTGCCGCCAGTTTCCACCGTGACACTCATCGTCGTTACGCCAGCGTACGAGGATGGTCTGGTCAGAAGGCGTCCACGCAATGATTGCCAGTACATATTGTCGCGACTGTTATCCTGCCCCTGCTCGTTAGTTCGCCGGCAACGAACTTCAACGAGACCAGGAGAACTTAACGTGATGCGCTCAGTGTATCCGAGCCCATTGATATTCTGCGTGTTGTACGAACCAGTCTTACTGCTCCATCCTGATCCGGAACCATATACCCGAAACTGGATCTCCCATCGAACCTCTCTATTCTGTTTTTTACCCTTTTTGTTGTAACCGCAAATTCCATTCGGGAAAAAGAAATTAACCTCAAACATGTCGATTGTTTCATTTTCCGGGCATGCCATGAATGGTCCCATCCATGTATCATTCTGATTCACTCCAGAAGCATCGAAATCAAGAACTATTCTGGCAACAAATCCCGGCCAGGTGTTATCAACCACACCATTGACCAGGCGCCTGATCGTTACGCTACTACCATCAACAGCGAGAATTTTATATTGATTACCGGCATGAGACAGTGATAAACGGATATAACCTTCTGGAATTCCAGTAAACGGCGCTCCAGCAGAACTCTCATAGGCAAGAGTTACTGATGCGGTCACTACGTCACCGCCAAGCGGTGCTGAGTGTGGAGTGTAAGATGCAATGAAGAGGTTATAGTCGACGCTGTTGTACCAGATCGTGACTGGCATTCCGACATATGGGGCTATTTCAGCCAGATTATCACTGGTGATTCTGCTGTATGCGCCATCATTGGTGACAACAAATGAATCAGGAACGATAAGTTCAACCACTGCACCTGCAACCCACGATTCCGGTAATTCATTGGTCACCGGATCGTCATCATCAGTACTTAACCCGTTAAATGTGATCGTACTCCCTGATACTGTCAAAGACTGCGCAACAACGTCTTCCGTATCAGGCGCGGTCTGAGCCATATCCAGACCGGCACCTGAAGATGTTCCTCCCACTTCTGTAGAGTTGAACCAGTTCTCACTACGGCGATCACCCGCGACATTCTGACCGGGTAGATACAAAGTATGAGCGAATCCATCCCCTAACGATGAAACTGGTGTGGCGCCGACGCGTATATCTCCATTACCGAATGAGAACAACCCAAACCCTAAAGCGACAAACATTTCAACGGTCATCACTGTCGGGTCGTCCGGGCTGAACCGGGTTACCGGCTGCACCACGTAATCGGGGTAAATTCGACGACGTCCGAACAACTCACGAATCGGATCGCCTAGTTTTGCCCTGTTCGCTTTCGCGGGGTTAACGTCCAGTGAATCGCCTGTCGAGGACGAAAAACCTCCCGGGTCAGCTGCACCTGGCGCAAAGAACAACGCATAAGCAACAGATGCGACCGAAACAGCAACAGCAACCCATGCTAGCGCAACAGCCGTATAAGGGATCGGGAAAATTTTCACATCACTGTCTGGTTTAATTGCAAAATCAAACCATGCTGACGGCGGGATATTCTCTCCATCAACTTCAATAGCAACCGGATGCTTCATATCAGCACGATAATTTTCAACGTTTCGCTTCATCCATTGATGAATCGTCATCGCACCATGTTGATGTGTTTCCAGCGGTTCCCCTGGCAATCTGGAGGGGTAAAGTCTTATTGTCACACCCAGAACTCCACTTTGACGAAGCGACGCATGAAACGCGCCAATGGCAGAAATGTAACGTTCGTTTTATGGTTACACTCTGCAACGTAAAGCTGGCCATTGATATCCACTACCACGGCGACGTGTGCCACTGTTGAACCGGAATAGCATGCAACACCTGCTCCCTCGCACGGTTCACATCGACGAAGAGAACGCATAAGCTTTCGTGCTTCCCGGTCAAGTCCGCCGTTATCCTTGGTTACCCCGGCAAAATCTGGCCATTCAGGAAGGCCGATATCACGGCGTACTTCATTCAGCACCCCAAAGCAGTCAAGTTCCGGGTAAACGCGCCCACCTTTCAGCCATTTCACCGAAAGGTATTTATCAGGATTAAACATATGGCCTCCGGAATTAAGGCAATAAAAAACCCCGTATGAACGGGGTCTGGAATGTGTTTTACAGATTGTTCAATAAAGACTGGATATGTAAGAGTTGACTGGATCCGGTAGCAAGTCTTGCGGATGGTCACCACCAAACGTAGCCCACTTGCTTTTACCACTAATAATCGTTGAGGCAATCCGATCGTTGGACTCTGCGTTATAAATTGTGATTTTAACTTCAATTTTATCCGGAATTCCTGACCACTCGGTTGCCCTGTCCTCCCAGTGAAGTATTTGCGGAATAACATAGTATCCATGACTGATAGCATGTTTGTTTTTCAGGCAGGTAATGTCTTCGCAATCAGCATAAATTGTTACGCTATCAGAGTGGCGCAAAAACGCAGATTTTAATGCAGTAGCTGTTGAATTCCCGGAACCCGCATATGTACGGGTTTCATACACGCCATCAACTGGCATGGAAATAGCAACTGGAGCATCTTTGATCAACTGATCGGTATTGTTCTGAATATTGCTCGTGTTGTATTTAGCTGAACACCCAGCCAGTAAAATCATGGCAGAAACCAGCAAAAATCGTTTCACTTTTCTATCCCTGTCAATTTAAAGATTCCTATATTATTAAGGATTTTTTCGACTGAACATCAACTCATATAACGAAGGCCAGGATAGAACGGGAGCGTGTAGCGATAGCGGGGCCAGGCGGTATCAAGGACGTTCATATACCCCGCGATAATTTGCGCCTGAGTCGCTTTCCAGTACCCACTTTTCACCTTAAGAGTGAACGGGCGTTCTGCTGGGGCTGCTAAATCGTTGGAGGTGTATTTGCGGTAAGTCATCGTTGCACCGCGAAGATTATCCAGCGCACTGCGAATTGCCGTTGATGCCTCACCATCGATATTACTTACTGCAAACTGTAGATCCTGAGTTCCGTCACTGTTACGAGCCGGAAGCGCAACGGCGATGGCACTGGCAATAAATGTCACTTCCTCACCAGACTCCGTCACCGCCGTTACATCGTCGTAACCATCACAGAGATAAAGAACGTCATCACCGATAGTGATCTGCAGAGTTTCAATAATTACCTCTTCTCCGGAAGAAGCGTAGAGCCGATTCAGTATGGTCATGCTTCAGGCCACTCTCTGTTAAGCGCAATATCAATGATGCTGCTGTTGATGATGTAGTCCGGGAACTCGGCCCAGCCATCACCAAGGACCGGACGATTCCATAGCTCCAGCGTCGCGGAGAACTGCCAGTAAATCGGGGCGACCAGCATCGGCCCCTGATAGATATCGGTGAACCGGCATTTATAGAACTCAACGCCCAGCGGGGTCTGTAGCCGCATAAAAAACCAGTCAGCACCATCAGTGATAGTTTCGCGGTACCAGGCCTCAAATAGTTGGGCCTGAACATCCGTTTCGAAAAACCACTGCACATTTGCCTGTGTCGGCGTGGAAATGAATGCCCGGCGCTGGCGGGCGCGGCCGGTTGTCATTTCGGTACGCTTTAACGGGCTGACTGGCTGAAATGCATAGCCATCCTGAAGCGGCATAGGGAGATAATCGTGCGGGTAGTATTTTTCAGCCATCAGGTGGTTCTCCTTCCGGTGTACATTCCTCGCATCGCATTACCCACCTTCCCGTTGCCTTTCACGATCTGATTGGCGACCTGATCCAAAGCATCACTGGTAGCCTGTTTCTGAGTCTGTGCCAGCGACAGATTCATCTGGTCAGGGCTTACTCCCTGCTGAATATAGAAGTTCTGGCTTATGGGAGCGTTCAGGGTCGTAGCATTGCTGTTGTTATTGACGTTCTGCGCCCCCGTACCGAAACCGGGCTTGCTCAGCGTTGCATCCAGAGAACCACCATTGCGCAGCGCCTCAAGGTTCGAAACGCCGATCCGGTTGGTTGCCGCCTGGTCAAAAACATACTCGCCTTTATGCACTACCCCGGCAGGCTGGTACTTCCCGCCCTGCCCGGTAAAACCACCAGAAGCGAATCCTGTCCCGGCGATAGCTGACAGATTTGAAACGATGCTGGCAGTAGCGGCTGCAACGGATGCCATCGCGGCAATGTTGTACGGGAACGGGTTAGCAGCAGCCATTGCTATCCCCTGTTGAATGGAAACCAGAGACTGCGCAATCGCGAATGCCTTGCTGGCAGCGAAAGCTGCTTTATAAATCCCGGACTGTTCACCGAAGCCAGTCGCCAGAATCTGCAAACCACTGTCGATCATGGTCTGCGTCGCACTGGTGATGATTTCGTTTTTCTGGGATTCGATTACCTGGTTGGCCTGCGCTGCCTGCTGGCGGATTGCCGTCATGCGCGCTTCGCCTTCCGTGGTAATTTGCGCCGCCTGGGCATATGCGGCTTCTTGCGCCTGCAACCACGTTTGTAGTTGCTGTTGCGCCTGATCGAGTTGCATGTACTGCTGTTGCATGCCGCCGAACGTGCCGGATAACTGGCCGCCAGTTGGCGACATGTTTCCAACAACACTCTTCACTGAGGAAGGCAGTTCTGCAGGTGTATTTTTGTAGATGTTGGCGCGGGTTTGCTCGTATTCCCCCGGAGCCAGCTTGCCTGTGGCTTTTGCTTTTTCAAGTAACGCCAGGCGCTCACGCAACAAATCATTCTGCTGCTCATCCTTCGCTTTGACCTGATCCTGCATTTTCCGGTAATCGTCGAGCGTTTTGACGGAGTTTTGCAGTGCTTCCTGCTGTTTGTAAGCCTGTATTATTTCATCAGAACGGGACAAAAGAGACTTCTGATCAGCGGTAAGCTGGGATTTCGATTTCAGATCAGCGATCTGCTGCTCAAATTTAACTCGTGCCTGTGTCGCACTGGTTAGTTTGTCACTGGCGTCAAGCTGGGACTGCATAGCGGATGTCTGCTGGTTAATCTGGTCAAGTAACCGCGTTGCAGAATCTTCGCTGTATGCTTTTCCCTTCGGCGTTTTCGGCGCTTTAGGGTCTTTGTACATTTCATTGATGCGCGCGATATTTTTCGCGTATTGATCCGCACTGATCGCCCCGGCATCCAGAAATTTCTTCTGTTGCTGAATCTCCTTGTTTCTCTTATCAGCATTCGACAAGAACTGCTGGTTGACGCGATCCGCTTCCTGCTGGGTTTTAATGCGCTGCTGCTCAGCCTTATTTGCTTCAGACACAGCACCATTGACATCAGCTTGAGCTGTCATCGTGAGTTGCAGGATGTTTAACTCCTGCTCAAGCTCCTTACGTCGAGCACCAAAAACGGCTTTCCCACCAACGGCGTTATCGATCCAGTCCAGTTCCTTACGAATTTGTGCGATGCGTTCATTACCGCCAGATTCTCGCCCAACATCAAGCATGGCATCCCAGGCGCTTTTTGCGCCTCCAGCCAAACCATTCCATGCTTTCTCCAGCAGACCAAGATTCTGTTGAATGTCAGTTGCACGCTGCTGCATGGTGTTAGCGTATGCATCAGTAGCAACTCGCGCCGCTTCCTGCATGTTCCCTTCATCCTGAAGAGCTTTAATCTGGTTGTATGTTGCCAGCGTCAGGAAATGATACTGGTCATTGAGTTTGGTGATTGCGTCCAGCGGGTCTGCGGCGATTTTGTTGAAATCACCAACCAGTTGCTCAGTTGCAATACCTGTGGCTTCGCTTGTTTTAACAACGGCAGAAGTCACGCGCTCCAGTGAATCACCGGCAACTTTTCCTGACTCTACCAGTTGATTTAACGCCGATGCCGCTTTACCAGTTGTAGAGTTTGCCGCCACACCAGCGCGCGCAGCGATATCAGCCAGTTGGCCTGATGTTTTCCCTACCTGATTACCCGTCAGGATAAGTGATTTATTAAATGCGTCCTGTTCTTGCGTGCCTTTGTAGTACGCCACGCCCAGCACGCCGACCGCAGCCGCCGCCAGCGTAAAAGGATTGATCAGGCCCATCACATAGGAGCCGACACCTTTAATCGCCGGGCCGATGCCGCCGAACATGTCCTTAAGCTGACCACCTTGCTGCAACAACACGGTCATGGGAGCCTGACCAGATGCAAGGCTAACGACGATATCCGTCATCTGTGCAGGGATCATGCGCATCTGATATGCCATTGCGCGTGATGTAACACCGGTCTTCTTCATTGCATCCTGGGTGATTTCCAGTTGCTGCCTGGCGTTCCCCAGACTTGCAGACAGCACGTCGTATCTTTCCGGCGACAACATGCCGGAAGCCTTCGCACTGTCGAGTTGCTTCTGTTGGTCAGCCAGTTTCTTGAATGCGGCTCCTACCGGATCAAGCTGGGCAGCCAGGCGTTGCAATGCCGCGCGCTGCTCATCATGAGCTTTCGCAGCTTCCCTCTCAGCCAGAGCTTCCCCGGTAATTTCCCGACGAGTTTCCTGCAATTTTTTACTGTAGGTGTCGAACTGTGAAGTGTTGAGCTTTCCGGCTGAGAGCGCAGCATTAAGATCTTCTTGCTGTTGGTCAAGATTTCTCAGTGCAGCAGTTAGCGGATCGATTTTATCCAGCATACGCTGGAATGCCTGTGCCTGCGCCTCCTGCTGCGCGACCGCTAATTTACCTGCTTTTTCCGCTTCACGCTGAGCCTGAGCTACTCCACTCAACTCTTCCGTGGTTTCGTTGAGTTTTCTCGACAGAAACTTAAACTCTTCCTCATCAATTAACCCTTTGTCGAAATATTTTTTTAATTCGGTAAAGCGTCGCCCAACGGTGTTAATGGCTGCACCAACAGGATCGATGGCCGTGCGAAGTTTACTCATCGCCTCCTTTTCTTCCTCGGTTGCTTTTGTCACTTTCCCTACGCTGGCCGCAGCCTTCATTCCCCATTCAGTCAAGCCACTGAGGGCTGTCGTCAGGTTTTCTGCATTTTTCTCAGCGCCAGTGCTGTCAATAATGATGGCGAGGCGGGATGTCTGTTCTGCCATTGCGATCTCCGGGCATAAAAAAAGCCGCGCAATCGCGGCCACTGATCATTTGTCAGGATGTTACTGATTTACATACCTGGTTATGGTTGTTACTCAGCCCGTCAGTGGTGGGACACTGGCGCACTCATAAAAGAAGGGATGGCTGATTACCTCTGACAAGGAATTAGAAAATGGATCAACCAATAAAGTTTATCGAAAAGCTGGAAGTAACCTTGAGTCTCTGGGCGCTGAAATTGTTGCACTAAAGGTTGCGGTTGGCCTTATTTTTCAAAAGTTACAAGACCCAATGAGAGAGGCTTTTCTGAAAGAGTTAAGGCAGCTTAATAATCCAGCCATGAACGACCTAGCAAAACAACTCGAGCAATTTCGCATTTAATTCATAATGCCAAATTGTGATGAGTGAAATACTACTTTTATTTCAGCGGTCTGTTTCTGGGCCGCCTTATCCTCGACAAGCAACTGATGGTGAACAGAAACACTGAGTTCATCAATCGCGCAGTTAATATCATTGTTGGACTGGCTCATATGCAAAAGCGACTTTTCCAGCGCTGTTCTAAAGTCATAACTGTCCCCCGCCTTTCGGCATCAGGGAATAAAAAACCCAGCCAGAGCGCTGAGTTTTGTGGAATTCTCTCAGCGCCTGAGTGGGCTAATTGAACTTAGGCCGTTTCTTTTAGATTGCTACCACAATGCTTACACTTGATAGCTTCTTTGCGAATCGACTCAGCACAGAAAGGACACTTTTTGAACTCCCCTGACTCGCCATTTAAGACAGCGCGTCTTGCCGATGTGGAAGATGACAACGCAACCAGTAAGCCCAGAACAGGAGAAATAAAAGCTGCGAATCCCGCCGCTATGCCATTTCCGTGGGTAATGTTGGATGTCAAAACTACCAGGCCAAAACCTACTGCACACATGCTGATGAGGTAGAGAACACCAATGCCCACCCCGTTACGTTTTGCAGCAACAACGGTTACAACAATCACTGCTAAACCAAAAAGTAAAAATCCAAAAATCGGCTCCACATCCCTACCCTCAAAGTAAACAATGCCCCGATGTTATCACAGGCCGAGAGCAAGGCAATGCGGGCATCCTTGCCGCAATAAATCAACCTAAAAGCCAGGCAAATACATTTGTACTTCATCAGCGACCCGGCCTCGCGCGGCGTGGAGTAGCTTTTTACGCCCGCCAACACCCCACTTCGCCATCTGGCTAGCGCACTGGCTTATCGCTTTGGTTTCAGTGTTGATGATATGGTCAATTTTGTTCAGGCGGGACATGGCATCAATGCCATTGCGAATTACCATCTGAAAGGTTTGGTACACTTTTATTTCGAATTCAACACTAAGCCATGCGGCATAACGAATCGCCACCAGCTCTAACCCCCAGATACCAGGCTGAGCACCACCTTTGATAATCTTGACCGAAGCTATTTTTGTAGCTTTGGTCAGTTCTTGCGCAAACTTTTTAATTTGCCCGCTTTTGATGAAGTTACTTGGCCTCTGTGATTCCGTGGCTTTGCCTTCAGCCACTGCGGCAGCGTGAAGATCATTGAGGTTGTAGCGCCCTTCATCATCGACACGAACGGAAACGCCGTTTACAGATACGGTTGGATAGTGCATGAGGTTTACCTATAGAAAGTGAGCCTGTCACACAGAGGTAGCCGCCCCAGAGTACAACTAACCCTCAGGCTCGCTTTCTGTAGGCTCTAGGATTATAACGTGCGCGTGTGAAGCGCGTTGGGTTTATTGCGGGTACAAAAAAGCCCCGGCGGGTGCCGAGGCTATTTGGAGGTGTTGTGTTTTTTCTGTTCCTGCGCCCACTGCTCACGCCATGCGTCATCGAGGGCAAATATGACCGCGTCAAATTCATCACGATCAATGAGAACGGGACGTGCAGAAAGAAAGCGCTCAATATCATGAAGAGAGATCGGCATCGGCGCGCCCGCCATTCCGACATAAAGCCGTGAGCGGGAGATAACGGAGTAAGCGTTGAGGATTTCCACCGTTACACCGTCAATTTCAGGTTCAGGAATTGGCGGGAGTTTTAATTTCTCCCTTCGCCACTTTGCCTTTTCACCCTGCTCCCCGCCGAATTCACTCAGCCACTTCTGCGCCTCTAAGGCTTTTTTACGGTTTCCTGCTTTTGCTGCTCTTTGCCCTGGGCGATGCTGGCGGCCTCCGCCAGAATTTGCCAGTAAATCGCCGGTTCCTGTTTCAGAAGTGCAGCACCGCGTTCAGGCGTGTATTCAATCGGAACTTCCTCGCCATCAACAAGCTCACCGACGCCCTTCCAGTCTTTCAGCAGGTAGCGTGCGCAGTTGTCGATCAGCAGGTCATCAGCAGAGTCAATTTCCCCGACCGCTGACAGGCTAAATTCGCTGGTTCCAACCTGGTAACTGGCATCCATTTTTTCAATGTGGCGGCGGATAAGGGCATTACGCGAGCGATACTGATCGTTATCAATGCTGCTGACGAGCAGCTTCAGACCTTCAATAGGTTTCAGGTCTTTTAGCGGTGTAAACCAGCGCTCGCCGCCAATATCAATTCGTGGGGTTAAGATGATCATTAAAAGCTCCTGCATTAAAAAAGCCCGCACCACCATGCAGAGCGGAACGGGCAAGGGAAATTTTATGGTTCGGTTACGGTAATCTCGGCGGTGGCGGTGAAGCCTCGCACTTTACCGGTTATGGTTGCGGTGCCGTCGCCGACTCTGTCTACCTGGCAGGTTTTTTGGCCTGTCGATACCACCGTTGCGACCGTCGGATCTGATGACTCCCACTGCACAGCATCAGTCGTACCAGCCGGGGTAAGGTTCGCTGTCAGCGTGACGGAAGTACCGACATCACCTGATGAAGTTGCTGGCGTTACGCTGATTGCCGTGGCAGGGACGGTAACTGCGCGGGTAATCGTCGGCGATTCGTCAGCCGCAGTGATATCCAGTTGAACCTGGATAATGTCGGTATTGCCGCCATCCGGCCAGTCACCAGCGACCTGCACTTTCGGGAAAGTGAAAGTGTACTGACCTTCATCGTTCGCCAGCGTGAAACTGAATGGCACGGTTGCGCCAGTGAGTGTTTTACTCCAGACCTCCCACGCTGCTTTTGACCACGACAAAGTGATCGAGCCTGACGGCGTAAAGGTTGTAGGGATATTTGCCCCCGCAAACGGTGAGCCGGTGCCGATACAACGCTGAGTTTGTACATTGTTGTCGAACTGGATGCTGAAGGTATCAATACAGAAACCATCACCGCCATCGATGCCGTTCAGGTTGATTGCTGTGACCTCTTTGAACGAGTAACGCAGTTCGCCAGCATTATCGGCAGGAGTGCCGGTGATGTAACTCGTATCGTCTGCTTTTGAGTCCCAACCCAGCCCGGCGAATGAGACTGTCGCGGTAACGTCGCCATCATTCGGAACTTCCAGCTGGAACACGCTTACCTGCGCGCCACGAATGATAGAGGCAATACCAACATCCGAAGCGTATGTCGCAAGAGAGAAGGAAATACGGTCATTCCCCATCGTCAGCACATTGCTCGCCCACTCCGCGCCAAAACACGAAGCCAGGAAGTCATCATGCTGGCCGTAGCGGAATTTTGCCCCGACATCGCCGCCAACATCGACCGTTCCCAGCGTAGCGCCCTGCGCCATTCGGGTGCCGCCGATCTCGTCGTTGTCGTTGGTGTTCTGGGACGGGCCAACGCCCCAACTTGTGCGTTTAAAAAGGTTCCACGGAATACCCGCTGGGGTAACGCCGGGAGTTGTTTCTCTTACAAAACATGAAATAACTTTGGCTCCGCTAGACACGGTCACCTCCATCGAAGTTAAGCGCTACAGAGCGCGATAAGGAATTTGTAGATTGAGCTGAGACCAGCCGTCCGTTTCGCCAGCGGGAACAGCGGATACGGCGAAATAACTGAGTTTTCCGTCATCCTGGAATTCGAATAACTCACGGAGTTTGTCTGCTGTTTGAGTGATGAGGATGGTGCCAGAGCCAACAGGGACGAAGATCTGAATAATCAGCTCCCCGGTGCGCTGAACGACGGGGCCAGCACCGATTTCATTCGCGCCGGCCAGTCCGGAAATGTTTGTAACTCGAGCCCAGATATCACGACCACTTGGGTCAAATACGGGTCCGTTGGGATAATCCACAGCATCAGAGGCAATAGCCGTCTGCGCCGTCATACGAGCAATGACAGCGTTACGAATTTCTGTGAGTGTCATTTGTAGGCCTGTGTTACACCATTAAATGAAACCGCATAAACGCCTGTCGGTGCCTGCTTTGAGTGCCCGTTTTCAAGCGGTACGGAATAAGGAAGGTTTGACTGGATATAAATCACTGAGTAGGCCGGAGCCTGATCGATGATATTTTTACCGTTGAGAAATGTCATCGTACCGCGCGGATCCTCCTCTGTCGGAACCGAGTAATCCGGTGAACCGATACTTACGAAATGCGAAGCCCTGAACGTACCAGCACGATAATCTGCCGGGCGTTTGATATCCATGCTGTCGTTAACACGTACTTTCTTCCTGAGTCGCCCGGTTTTGGTCAGATTATCCGGGTTGTCGTAAAGCGATTCGTTCCATTCTCCAACCGCTTTGTTGTACCCGACGGCGGTAGCGTTAATCGCCCATAACTCTGGATTGCCGACAGGAGACCGTTTCACGATTTCATTCAGCAGCTGTGTAGCGATAGCTCGCTGCCGCAACCTCACGTCATCGGCCACCAGCCCGGCGAATGCTGCCGGGTCAATACTCCAGCCCTTAGCCATATCACGCCCTCCGTAACTGGATGGAATACGCAGCACCAGTGGAATCAACAGCGGCGGTTATGACCTCATAACGCTGAGGTACACCAATTATCGGTTCCGGCGCCGTGACAAAGTGCCCGACTGCTGGCCTATCGGTCACCTCGTTAACCAGGGCGGTTAATTTCAGGTCACCGTGCAGGATATTAACGCCATCGATACGGCGGAGTTTGTACCGCGCCAGAACACCGCGCCCTGAATACGTCACCTGCGTTTCACTGCCGGTTTCCGTTACCGGATCCCAGTCACCTCGAACGGTGTATGTTCCAGTGAAATCCTTAACAGCATCCTGCAGGTCGGTATCGAATGCTGCGGCGACTTCAGTTTGGAGTTCATCACGTATGCCCATATCACGCCCTCACAAAGAACGTCTGAAACGGGTTAAGCATCCATGGCTTGAGCATGGCAAACGCCAGTTGCAGATCGGGATCGAGTAGCTCAGTACTGGAGGTTGAAAGCTCGGCAAATGTTTTTGAGACTTTCACATCATCGGCTTCAACGCTTTTGCTCGTCACCACACCGGAATCCGTCTTTTGCTGATACAGATTGCCAGCAGCAGCTACGGAAGCGACAAACGCTCCGGCTTGCTTAACCTCTTCGGGAATATGTTCCGGGTCGATATCCTGAAGGTTTAGAGCCGTCATCCAGGTGTTTGCCTGGAGCACGGCTTTGGCCTTTTTGTCGGCGGCAGCCCAGGCATCCCCCAGCAACTCGTCAACGTCCTGGATTGTTATATAAACGGTCATCGGAGCCTCACCAAAAGAAACGGGGCTTTCGCCCCGTCAGTTAACCAGCCGCTGGAGCAGTGAACGTGATCGCTTCAGTTGTTTTAACCACGCCATCAACGGTAGCCGTCACAGTAAAGGAACCGGCCGTATCAGAGGTGAGTTTCACCGTCGAGCCGCCAGCAGACCCCGTCTGAGATGTCGAAGCGCTTAGCGTACCGCCAGAAGACGTCCATGCTACAGTTGCCCCGGATACTCCGGCACCATTTTTGGTGTACTTGAGCGAAACGGTCACCGCGTCGGTACTGTCAGCAGTTGCGGAAGTTTTATCCGCTGACAGGGTTACTCCCCCGCCGGGGCTTCCAGCTTGATCAGTACGCCAGCAGTGGATTTATTGCTGGTGAAATGTTTCTTCCAGTTCGCGCCAGTGCCGATTTTAGTCAAATCAGGGTTAGCGCCCTTCGTTTCATCCCAGCTGTAACCCAGAAGTTCAACGTTAACCGTACCCTCTGCGCGATAACCGATCGCAAGGTTTTCCTGGTTGTTGATATCGTAGGAACGGAAGCCCGGAGCCTGTGATTCCGTTACGGATACCGCGCCGGCCACCAGCCCCAGAATCGCATCAACAGGCATGGTGTCGGTTACCAGTACAGGCTTACCCAGTGTGCCTGGCTGTCCGCCATACACCACCACGCCAGCTTCTTCGTAGATTTTGTTGTCAATAGACTGATCAACAATGTCGAAATAGGTCGTGGAATGCATAACGAACAGTGCGACACGGTTAAATTTGTCGCCGTACTTACGCAGGCCGCGGGTCAGCGTTTTTTTGCCATCAGTGGCAATGTCTGCAGTTACCGTCATATCAGCGTTTGCGCCAATGGCTGCGACAAGTCCCTGAAGGGCATATTTGATATAACCTTCAAGCGTTGCGTCAGCGACGTCGACGCCAATCACCTCGGAGAATTCGCTAACATCGCGGCCACGACGTTTAAACGCTTCTTCGGTGGTTTCATATGGGCCGTATTTCCACGGCGCTTTAACGCTGACAGACTCACCGGCACCGATTTTTTTACCATTTACCGTTCCGGTGGAGTTAACGTCGCGTGATTCGATAGAGCCACCGACTTTATAGAAGGTGCGCTTACGGAAATCACCCTCGATTAGCTCGTTATCGAGAATGATTGCGCCATTTGAGGCGGCGTTGAAGACTTCCAGATTATCCTGGCGACGCTCAAGAAACGCAGTCTGCGCGAGGTCATCATAGATAATCAGGTCGCTGTTTACGGTCGTAGGCATTGATTAGTCCTTACTTAGGCAATTTGAGATAGGCCTGCTGGCCATGTTTGCGGATGTAGTCCGCTTTATCGCTTGAGCTCATTTCTGAACGTTTCAGGCTGCCACCGCCACCTGGCTTATGACCACCAGCCCCGGAGCCTTCAGCGCGCGGGAACAGATGCGGGGCAGTCTCTTTCAGAGATTCAGCCCACTCGACAGGGGTTAACGGAGTCTTACCGTCTTTTCCGAACAGAACATCGCCATTTGCATCAACAGCTACGGCCTCGCCATCATCGTTGAGCTGGAAAGTGCCTTTGGCACGAAGAATTAGATCGTCGGACGCTTCCGGCAAAGCTCCCGCCTTTAGCGCGGCACTGCGGATAGCATCACCGAGAACACGATCCCGGAATTTACTGGAGAACGCTTCAGCCTTTTCAGCGCGTTCATTCGCGGCTTTGATTTGCTTATCAACATCAGCGCGTAACCGTTCAGTGCGCTTATCCAGAACCTCATCAACTTTCCCGGCGGCGATCAGCTGCGCCTCTTCATCGTCGGAAAAACGCTGGAGAATGCCGCGTACAGCGTCCGGGTCGATACCATCAAAGCGGGAAAGGTTTTCTTTCTGCTGTTTAATGGTGCCCAGCAGTTCTCTATTTTTCGTTTTCAGGCCCGTGACTTCGCTGGTCACGCGCTCATCAATCATCTTCTGGATTTCAGGGGTGATTTCGATACCACCGCCAGCACCCTCACCATTGCCTTCAGGCGCACAATATTTCAGAAGCATATTTCGGATTAACATATTTTCCCCTCGGGATTTTGCCGGGCATCGCCCATAAAAAAGCCCCGGCAGATGCCAGGGCTATGTGTGTACGTTTAACGCTTAATCAGGGTTGTTTAACCGGGTGTAAACCGAGCCTATCAAGATGCCGATCATTCGGCCTTCCGGCGTGGTTTCTCCAGCCTCTTTGCAGATAGTGTCCAGTTGTTCGAGGATGTCATCAGGCAATGGGTCTGCGTGGGCCAGGTCTGATGCTTTTTTCAGGAACGGGAATTTTGTTTCAGCCACTGGAGGATCTCGGGATTAATAGTGTCAACATTGCCGCTCATATACGCCGACATAATTTCAGCGAAAAGCTCTTTCGGCGCTTCGGAAGCATAGGCGCTGATGGAGCGCCACCAGCCTTCATCATATGCGCTTTCTACCATGACACCAACATCAGTGCGTGAGTAATACAAATGATGACCTAACTCATGCCATACTGTCCCCTTTATAGATGGTGTGGCTACATAGGGAAGATCCGCAGGTGAAACATCCAGAACGCCCTGAGATATGGCTTTCACAAGATGCTCTCTCACCATCATCGTCATATCGACACCTTCACTGTTCTTCCTGATGTAATCCCATTCACTGCTATCCAGTGCCCAACCGGCAACATGCACTGTTCGTGTTGACGGTTCATAAGCACCGGCGGCAGATGCTGGTACCTCCAGCATGTCACCAAAAGCCGAAACGGGCTGTAGCCTGAATCGCTGTATAACATCAAATGCGGCCTGTGCCGCTTCTTTCGCTGAATCCAGGGAGACTCCATCAGGAAATCTCACCTTCTGCGCCACGCGGCCAGTCATCCATTTAGCCACTTCTTCAACCGAATTTGCTGAATCTAGATTTGTTTCCAGTACTGACCTCTCACGCAACTGCTCTAGCGTCAGCCATTCCCCCTTGTCAGTGAAGAACTCATCATATTTTATGACGCCATCGCGCATCATTTTCGCACGAGTCTCGCCAAGTATTTCTTTCTGCCGTGAAAATGGCTGCCGTTGTAGCCACTCAGAATAAGTGGTATCACCTGCAACCTGTCCGTCCATTGAGGCACGAGTACCTTCCGGTAATTCACGGACATCAATACCAAGTTCTTCAGCGGATTTGAGGATGTAGGTTTCGGTACTGCGGCAACAGAAGTGTAAGCGACCAGGCCCCTGCAGATAAGGCACCTTGTGCCCTATTGGTTTGTTATCCAGCGTGTACTTGAGGCGGTCGCGGATCCGACAATCCTTTGATGTCCGGTTATCCAAAGTAGACAACCACTGTTTACCCTTCAGAATGTCGTCGTTCGCCGCCGCAAAGCTATGTCTGGCTGTCGATGCAAGATGCCCTACTGCTGTTTTCGCAATGCTGGCTGCATTGGCTCGGCTCATCTGCAGCGCACCATCCTGGTAACCACGGTTAGCATGCCCACGGACCTTTTTTGCGATTTGCTCCTGCGTATCGCCAAGCAAAAATCCCTGCCGCACCGTATTGGATATACGCGCCATTCGATCGGCTTCGAGGTTGCTGGCCCATTCGCTTAGCAAACGCCCCTGGAATGGACGTCCCATCGCCGCGGCATAAACCGCATCAGGGGAAATACCCACCAGCGGATGAAGAGCCAGAACATCGTCGGGAATGGCAAACTGGAAGAGACTCATCTGAAAAGTGGCTTCGTGCTTCGCCAGTTCCTGTAGCTCGGTAGTAAGAGCAGCATGCATCGACTGAATGGCATCCTTGTTTATCGCCCTGACGCTTACCAGTAACGCTTCCAGACGCGAAACGGTAAAGCTCTCAGCATTCAGCGTATCAATAGCCACCAGCAGCCTGGCGGTAAGTTCGGCGTCGCTGTCATTCAGAATTTTTATCATCCTGTTGGCAACGCCGGTGCTGTAGCGACTAACCCATATTGCGTGGGCTAAGGATTCATCCTGCAGTTTGTCATTCGCCGTTGCCATTATTGCCACCAATCAGGTTAGGCGCGCCGTTACGAATGGCGTCAATGACGGTTTCAGGGTCATCAGCTGGATCTATCAGGTCAAGCTTCTGCAACGCTCTGACCATATCCGTGTCGCGAATCGCGCCGGACTGCCATGCATTGACGATTGCCGTTACCATACCGGATTCAGCGACTTTGGCGATGAACTCCTGATTGATGCTGTAACGGTATTCCTCGTCTTTAATACCGAGATATCTGGCACACCAGCCGAGTACCAGCGTATAGGCCTCAGAAACATTGGAAACGCAAATGCCGAGCACCGATGTAGATGCGGTTTGCTCACTGCTGGATTGCGTGGCGGTTTTAACCGCGCTGTTCTGCTCGATAAGCCTTGCGCCAAGCTGAACAGAATAATCACGCTTACTGTCCATCGCCTCTTTAGCCAGTGTATTTGGTTGCGCCTGGGCGTAGGTAAAACTCGCCTCCTTCGGCAGCAGAAAAGGTGAACGAGAACCGACACGGATTCCCTTATCCTGCAACCAGTCACGCCAGGCTGTATCAAGCCCGGAAATCACCGGTTGAACCTGACCACAGAAAAATACGCTGTCTTCGTAATCCGCAGAATTACGATAATGCCCAAGGTTGATTTCAACGAGGGCAGCTAAAGGCGACTCGTCGATGCTGGGATCGTTATTCTGTGCACCGACAAAGGTAAAGGGGATCTCATCCCAGAACTCCTCACCTTTTGGCTTCGGCTGATACTCAGAACTGATAACATAAGAACCAACATCATCTGACTTCCGCCAGACTCTGCAGATAAACTTTCCGTCCTCCAGGGCAAGTTCGCGATACTGGATTTCATCCTCGTATGCATAGCCATCTTCCTTTTCCATACATTCGCGTAAAACCACCAGCACCAGTTGATCGCGCCCATTAATGCGTTTGGTGCGCCAGTTAATGATACTCTCCGCCTGGTAGCGAAGGATGATCGCCTCGTCGGTTTCAGCGGCATAATCCGTATACAACCCCTCGCGCGCGGCTTCCAGTATATTTTCTGTAACTTGCTGGGACTGCTGATAAATACTGGCGCCAGCACCATCAGCGTTATCACGAAGGTAATTCAGCTTATCCGGCGCGGTCATGGTCGGGTCTTTACGGAACGCCAGTCCCAATAAACCAACCTTTGTATTGCCCGTTATCGCGTAGAAAACTGCACGCTGAATGTAATCGGCATTGCGCTTTTTGTTGCGTGCAGACTTATCGGACGGGTCCAGAAAAGGGAGGTAATCATTCCCGGCGGCCTTTACAGCATCAGCCCCTTTGCACACGTCACGTATTTTTTTCCACACAGGCAGCGCCGCCCTGACCTCAGGGCGAACGTAAGTAATATCGTTATTGGCCATCAGAATGTTGTGTCCAGTGAAATAGAGAATGCAGGTCGAACGATTGGGAATTGCTTCACAATGAAGTAACCGGCGCCATCATTGGGGTGATCGTTATCGCTCTTTTTATCCGGCTCGCCGTTTTTATCCCACACCTGTTGTTCCAGACAGTCGGCGTAGACCGGGCAGCGGGACACGTTCACCTTGTATCGGCGATCGCCATTACCATTGCAGAACATGGCGTTCATGGAGTTGATGCGGTCCTTTACTGGCGGGTTAGCATCATCAACGATGACGTTAAATCCAGCCTGTCGCAGTTGCTCAATATCTGTTTTGCTGGCGTTGTTTGACTTCCTGGAGTCGCCAGAGGCATCAGGATAAATATATATTTCCCGGACCTTGCGATAATCACCATCGGCATACAGCCAGAAACGCTCCTTGATGATGCGAATAATGTCGGGAGTATCGTAAGCGTTGATAATCTCTGTTACCGCGTGCGGTAATCCGAGTCGCAATACGTGGACGATCCCGGCCATCTTCCCGACGTTGAAGTCCATCCCGATATAGAGCGATTCACCCGGCAGCTCTTCTTCGCTGGAGTTATTCAGCACCCTGTCGAACTGGTGATAAATGGTGCCGCTGGTCAGGTTAGTAAACTGGCCGTTCAAATACGCCTTGATCAACTCCGGCGGGTAACTTGCCAGGAGCGAAGGAATATAGTCATCCGGCAGGTTCTTTTCGTTGTCGAATGTCGAGGCCTGCACAAGACCATACATCGGCCTCAGCTCAGGTTTATCCCTTACCGCCTTAACAAACTGGTTGTAGACGAACTTAAATCCTTCAGGTGTTGTGGTCACGTCAATGCCGTTACGCAGACCATCAACTTTATAACGCATACGCGCGATTATTTTCCGCCACGCCTGACGTGCCTTATCCGCTTTAAGAACGTCGAGTTCATCCACCAGCGCATTGCCGATTTTAAAGCCGACTATCGTGTCTGGCTTTTCCATCGACCGACAAATTGTCGTGCCGCGGTACCGCCGCCCCTCGTAGAAGTGAACCTCTTTGTTCCCCTCGTTGATTTTGACGCTCAGGCCCCAATCGAAGGCCACCTCTTCAATAGTTGGGTAAAAGATGTCACGTATCTGTGGGTAAGTCGGCGCGAAGTAACCCTGGTTAATCTTCGGATGCTCCCACATCCCTTTGCAGATGCCGCCGCAACCAACCCATGTTTTACCGGAACCGAACCCGGCAACGTAGGCTTTGAACTTGTGCTTCATCGCGAGGAAGCGCGCCTGCGGGATGTTAAGTGTCGGGCTGATCCCCATCGTCCGCCCTCGCATCTACTACGTTGATATTGATTTGAACAGGTGTAGGTTCATCATCCTCGCCATCGCCGGCCAATTCTTTACGGAGTTTTTCCACTTCCAGTTGCCGGCGCTCGATTTCAATCTGTTGAAGTCGCTGCGCAAATTCACTATCTGCCAGGCCGAGGCGCTTCATGACGGCTTCAAACATCCGTTCGCGGCTTATCGCGGTAATTTCAACGCCGTGCTTGCCAAGCTTAACGCCGGAATATGCCAGCGCTGCCGTAGCTGACAACTTGCGTGTATCGGCAAAAAACGGCTGGCCTACTCCATCTCCATTGCAACGGGGACATTCAGGGTTTGGTTCCTGCGTATGGTCATATCCATATCCGCCTACGTCCTCAGGCTCGCGACGTTTGCGTTCAACCGCTTCGAGTCGCTCCTCTTCATACTCAACAGCATCACGCCATTGATAGTGATGACCAAAGCCCCAGCAATAGCGGCAGGCACCACGGCGATACTGTGATAACTGGTTGGCATCGAAAGTGGCGAGTTGCCACATCTGCGAGAGGACTTCATCGGCGCTGCTAAGCGTGCGCGCAATAGAGGCTTTCTGCTGCTGCGCAATGGCCTGCGCAACGTTAGGATTTGTTATGAGCTGACGGCCATAGTTTGGGTCACTATAACCAGCACGTGCAGCTGCTGCCGTGGCGTTCTGGTCATTCAGATATTCAGCAATGAAGCGCTTTACCTTCGGGCTGAGTTTGCTGTTAACCAGTTCCTCTGCACTTTTTTCTTTCTGCGCAGTGCGCAATTTCTTCTGCGCAGGTTTTTGCGCAGTCTGTGCAGTTGGCTTTTTAATGTAGCGCCGCGCAGATGTATAATTCAGTCCCTGCGCTTCACACCAGTCTTTGGGGGAAATACCGGATTTAGCATGCTCGGCGAGGAACTGGTGTTGCAGTGCTCCCCAGTCCGGTTTTGCCATGAGATAATCCTGTTTGATGTGCGTTTGCAATGTGCATAAAAAAGCCCCGCAATTGCGAGGCCTGGGTTTATTTCTCTCACGAACTACTTGTTGTGAATGACAAATAACGATTTACATTTAGGACAAAGCAACGCTTGTTGCTGTCGTACTTTCGTAGTCGACTGTGTGGAATTATGCCCACATATCGGACACATAACAGTCATGCTGGCTACAAGGCCAACGCGACGCATTGCGTTATCAAAATATGACATGATGGTTAACCTTTAAATGAGTATGGTTTACAATATCACAACCAGTTCGTTTATTAACCAACTATTCTCGTATATTTGACATTACTTCGATTTATTATAGTCATGCATGTCTACAGCAATACCAGTCATACCCTGAATCAGCCCGAAAATTAGTTATGAAGATTATTATCTTTTGCACCGTAATTGTAACAGCACCATCATTAGGCTCTGGAGCAATTATCGGGATTTTTCACAACCCAGTCACCTTTCCCGTCCTGTACAACCTCAATAAATTCATCAGCATGGGAATATGAACCGCCTTCACCTTCCGACTCATTTAACGAATGTAACCATTCATCTTGTGTCACGATTTTTCCTGTTACAGTACTACGCAAAAAAACAGTCATAACTATTTAGCCGGTAATTTAAGGAATCGATGCACTTAGATTATAGGTTAGATATCACATAGCATATCTCCGATAGCTCCTGAAAATATAGCAAATAAAATTATTAGAACATTTTAATATATATCAAATCATTATCAGCGTTTCCCATATGCATTTATTCTAACTGCTATACTTTATAGATCGCTAATTATTGGAGATTTAGTTTATGTTTGGTATAAAAAAAGATAAAAACCATATTATTCATGGTGAGCTGGAGGAAAGTTATGGTGAGGCTCTGGAGTCACCTGACCATAAATTTAATGATACAGCAAGAAAATACGCATCCAGAGCAGGGGATGCAGTGCGAACAAGTACAGATAACATCAAGAGTCAGATAGAGTCCAATCCAATAACGTGCGTCGCCGTAGCTGCGACCACCGCATTTATAATTGGTTTTTTGATTGGGCGGCGTTAAATAATAAATGGCTCATACCGAGCCATTTAAACCGTAGAGCACTTAAGTAGCAAAAATAAACAACATTGCTTATTTTTTAAATTTCATTTATACGAAGTTCTAATCGAATCATCAACACATAAAAAAACCGCCTAGATTACGACGGTTTATTATGATGCGTATCATTTAGGAAAATCCCTTTCAATTTCGGGATTATCTGGCTCTGAGGGTTCTCCGTCATCTGGATAAATAGGTTTATCTTCTCCAGGGAAGGGTAAATCTTCAGGCATCGGATCAACTATATCAGGACGGTCTGTCATAAAACCACCTTTAAATTACTAAGAAGACAACAAAGCATTATGTTTACTTTTGTGTTTTTTTCGTTTTATTCTTTTCCTCATCATCATTTTTTCTATCCTTGTTCTTAGATTGATCAGGAGATATGTTCATTGAGTAAAAATTCATGGGAAACTCCAATTTATTCTCCAGCAAGTCGCTGTAGTTATAGTATAGTTAAAAAAAACCATAAAAATTAACGAGGCGGTTATTATTTTGCGCAAACACATCCATGTCATTAATTAATTAGAAATTAAAAAACCATACTTACAATTAATTTACATAATTCTATAGAGCGAGATTATTTTTATGTTTTCTAATTACCCGCATCGCTTCCAACCTCCCTCTGCCTTTTTATCTCTTCAATTTCTCTAATCCCTGCAAGTTGGTTGTTTGCCTTCTCTATCGCTGCAAGAAGAGGTTTAATCCAGAGTACGGCCTGGCAGTACGTCAGCGCGCGGGAGGCAACGGGACTATCACCGGCTGCATCAGCGTTCCCGGTATCGGTGTGCATTGCGCTGGAACGTAAACGGTACGTGTATTCGAGCAGCCCACCAGCGACATCAGCAGGAACAGGCAGATCGCATGTTTTTTCACGTCGGAGGATCTCCCGGTATTCGATAACAGTTTTGTCGGAACTAGCATCAATAAGTGAGTTAAGTCGACTGGCGTTTTCGGCCACTTGGTTAAACCGGTTGAAGTTGAAAGCCTGAGTGGTTATTACCGTCGCCTGCAGGGCGTTGTCACTGCGCAGCACCAAGTTATCACTCTCAGATGTGGTCAGCGCGGCATTACTGCGGGTCAGCAGCACACAAAGCACCGCGATGAAGATGATAGCTACCATCCCAACAACAACGACGCTTCTGTTCACTGGTCTATCCCCCAGCACGTCAACGCGCTTTCCTGGTCGCGTCGCTCTACCTGACCATAGCAACCATTTTTCTGGCCTTTGGTCAGACGACAGTCGCGGCCCCCATCTTTAATCCACCAGCGGATTGCTTCACAGGCTCCTTTACGGTCGCCAGCGTTAATGCGCTTGTAAAACGTTGATGGGAAACATTTTCCGGGGCCGATGTTGTAAGGGCAAAACGAAGCGATGCCTGCTTTCTGCGGTTCTGTCAGTGGTACTTTGATATTGCGTTCCACCCAGGCCAAAGCCTTATCCCGCTCGATGGCGTTGACCTGATCGCATTTCGCCTGTGTAAGCTTCATGCCCTGCACTACCTGCTTACCATCAACCATTGTGGCGCCACGGCAGATAGTCCAGATCCCACCGCCATCTCGGTATGCTGTCTGGCTGTTACCTTCTTTCTCATCCAGGAACTGATCTAATAAAACCGGGGCCGATGCACCAGCGGCAATAAGTGCCAGCATAGCCGCGCTGAGTTTATTTCTGGTTGCCGTAGACATTGCCATTAAGCCGGTCCTCCCTTTCCTTGCGCCGGTAATACCAGTTCACTGCGCAGGTAATAACAGTGCATGCGATACCGACAATAATTGCCCAGTCGCTCAGGCTTAATCCTGCAATTCTGTCGGCCAACATCCAGGACACCTCTTTTGCTGTTTTAGCTGTTTCGGCGTATGCCTTCGCTGATACACCGCAGCCGGTCAGCGTGGTGCCTGTTCCATATGAAAGTCTGCTGTAAATGGTGCTCATTCTGGTCATAGCCTCACCTCCGATTCTTCGGATGGCGCTGTGTGAGATTAAAAGGGGTCAGGCTGCTCGGGCCGTGATTTATCAACAGAGCACGCAGCGGATGATTCCCGTGAGCCTGAAAATTTAAAAGGCCGCGACAAGCGGGCAATATGGGGGTAAGGCAATGTCGACTCGATGGCCTAAAGGTTCCAGACAGAAGGCATAAAAAAGGCCGGCCGAAGCAAGCCTTTTGCATGAGAGTAGCTTTATTTAATTAGACAGTTCGCAGCAAGATGAGATACCTCAGCAACGATGCTCATCACTGGCTGTTTACTTAGAGTCACGAGTTCAGGAATATCACTTCCCACCTGAATAAAATCCTTAATCACGATGAAGCTGGATTCTGGATACTCGTTTGCAACGACCACACCGGAATATAAATAAACCGCTTTCGGGTTGGTGATAGGTGAGGCAGCAAAGTAGACTACCTCCCCTCTTTTCAGCATCACAGAAAGCTGATCATCGGCATCCTTCACCTGGTAAACATCAAGCTGAACAAATGAGCTTAAGGTCAAAGGCTTGTTCATGGTAGCCATCGCCTGCCTGATAGTATCGATTTTCGTCGTGTGGTTCAGGTCAAACAGGCGTGTGATTTCCTGCTTCTTGATCCCCATGCGAGACGCCAGCTCTACACGGGTAATTCCCGATTCAACGAAGGCATTCAGCATAAGAACCTTTGCTGCAAAGCTTGATGGCACTTCAACGAACTCATCGACTACCGGACCAGGCTCAGGAATTCGCTCGTTATCTTCGAAGTAAAACTCGAATGCTGTAACGAGCGCATCCAGTGCGTTGGCCAGCGCCTCTTCCCGCGTATCGCCCTGAGTTAATGCCTCGGGCACATCAGGGAATGAAACTACATATCCGCCACTGTCGGGTGTTAAAGTTACTGGATATCGCATATCGTACTGATGAAGCTTTCCGAGTAACCAGCCACGAAGGGCTGGTTTATTATTTGAGGCCTAATTGTTTAAGTATCGCCTTTCTCAGTGGTTCTTTTATCTCATCGCCGGGATGTCTTGGCATTACGCTTCGCTTCCCGTTGTATCTTAGTTTCAGATGGTTAGTACCGTTTGAAACTTCGACCCCCTGAGATTCAAGCCACCGCCTGAACTCGTTTTGCTTCACCATTCCTCCATTCTGTTGAACATGGGATTATAGTAAACATTTATGCCTACCGCGTCAACATTTTTGCTTACTACATGGAGGTGAATACGAAAAAGCCCCGCACGATGGCGAGGCTTATAATTTTGTTGCTTCGGAACGATTGAACGGATTCCCAGCGTTAGAGCCGATACTAGCCGAGAATTCCGTAAACTACAATATCTTTTTTCTCTAAAATTTACCTTTTGTGGAAAAAAACTACCGAGTAACAGATTTCAATGCACTGTCTGCATATCCCTCCTGTCTGTGACACTCTTCCACCAGCAATTCAAAAAACGGCTGTATGTGATCATATGCCGTGGTTTTCTTCACATCCCATACAGTGCGGACACCCTCCAGGACACTGGCGAACTTCAGCCGGGCGTAACCTCTTCCGCTGCAGCGGTCGCACACCTTCATAACCGGCACGCCCTGCAACTCCGTTTCCTTCTTGTCCAGTACCTTCCCTTTTCCATGGCAGCGACACGCATTGCTGATAACACCTTTGCCGTTACAGGCCGAACATAAAACGCGTGCTGTTTCCCGAACAGATTTCCATTCTTCCCAATAGGAAGGGCAAACCCCCTTCGTGATTTTTGCCCATTTAGGCGGTTTCCCATCCGGGTACTGAACTTTATTTGTGAAAATATCCGCCTCGGTAAAGCCGTCCCCATCGCAACAGTCGCATCTGCGAACGCTTGCCGCACTACGGGCGTAATCCTGATAAGCAAAAGCGCACAGTATTTCGAGAACTCGTTGGCGTAACCCTTCATCGAGTTCAGTAACTGGTCTGAAATGTCGTGATATCTCAACGGCTGAACCATATAGAGCCTCCATTGCCCGATCCGGGCTGCTGATGCCAATTTTTGCCAGGTAAAGATCGAAACCAAATCTGCACTTAGTATTAACGAGGCCAAGAGCGGCCATCACATCAGTACCAGTGAGATTGTCTGTAGCTGTTGCTCGTGAGGAATCACTGAACATCGGGGATTTCGGTGCAAAGTATTTTGCGATTGATTCGAGGTTCATCGTGTTTATCCAGCATAAGTTTTCAGGTAATTTTTCAGTATTCGGTAGTCCGTCAGTACAGAGCCGGGAAAATGGTATAAGCGCAATCGCTGCCAGCGAACGCGGAGGTGATCGGTAAAGTAGGACTCGAAAGTCATGCGGACTCCAGCTCGGTGATGGTCAACTCAAGTTTGCCGCCTTTGACGATCGGCATTCTCTTCACGCTGTAGTAATCAACCTGTTGGTCGTCGCGCCAGAAACCGGATTTCGTCAGAGCGTCGAACGCAGCTTTTTGCAGGTTGTCAAGGTCACGGCGGCGGCGGTCCGGCATGTAGCACTCGATGCGGATTTTCACCGGCATAGTCAGGCCGATATCCAACATTGAGTCTTTGATGATTCTGGCGACGCTGTCGCGATACGCCTGCCCCTCTGGGCTGATATGCGTGCGCCCACGATTGTGGCGGTAGTAACGGTTATTGCTCGGCGGCCAGGGTAATGAAATGTGGTATTGGTTCATGACTTCACGAGCCCCTCTTTCAGCCAGATAACCTGCGTGCGAGCCATACCTTCCAGCGCGCACTCCTTTGCATAGTCCGCATCCACCAGGTGCGTCCGGCGGTCTATTTCGTCGTGACAGGCCGAACACGCAATGGTGGCAATCAGGTCAGGTGGTTTAATTCCGGTACCGCATAACCCAGCCAGGCGAATATGCGCCAGTACAGACGTTTCCGGGTTACCGTTGCAGATGCCGGGGATCCGTACCTGACATTCCCGGCCACGCGCAGCTTTTCGAAGATTAGCCATGTTCACCCCCAGACTTTTTGTCGGAAAGTTCTCGGCGTCCGTGCCAGACGTCCGCACTCTGGCAATTTCACGCTGACCGTCCAGGTAAGGAAATCAGGGTTGAGGCTTTTTTCGGTCCTGATACCGCGAGCCCGATAATCTGCAATCAGGCGATCTGCCTGCTCGTTGGTACATTCCGTGTGGTGAAAATATGAATATTTCATCGCCATCACCCCGCAAAGCTCATAAGCTGCGCAGCGGCGTTTTCCGCTTCTCGCTGGTTCTTGAATGCCCGCGATAATACCCAGCGCCACAGAACATCGAGCGCGGCTTTGTACAGTTGCTGGAACTCGGTTTCGTCCATGTTGGCGAAAGCTATGCTGCGGGGGTGTTTACGAAGAGTTCCGTCAGGCAATTGAATTGCGTCGTAGTGGCCGGCCTCGACAATTACCCATGCACGGTACGCATCAAAGGATTTACACAGGCTGATCCCATTGGTAATTCGGCGACTGGCTACCTGCTCCAGATACTGCTCGGCAGCATCCAGCAGTGCGCCTTCGTTTCCACCAAATGCCGCGAGGAATTTAGCGTACCCGGTCACCAATTTACGTTCGTTGGAAGAGATCGCCCCGCCAGTAGGTTCCCAGTATTCGAAACCGAGATTGAGTAATGCGAAGAATCGGCGATGGAATGCGGGGTTCCTCACCTGACGAAATTCGGCTACCAGCACGGCACCGAGTTTGATTTTTGATTGCAGAATATCGCTGGTCTCCGGCGTAGCGGGGATCAGGATTCCTGAAGACTGCTTGATGAGTTGTAGTTCGTGCGCCATGGTTTCTCTCCGTGGCGCAGTAGGTTACGGTTGTTCAGACCGTTGATTTCATATTATCAGAAGGTGGTGTTACCCGGTAGCCGAGACGTCGGATAAATTGCATAAAGCCATTGGGAGTAAAGACTTCTTCATCATCCAGTAACGGCCGCATAGAAACCATGCCATTGACGCGATAGATTAGATGCCTGCCCGATGAAGGAAAGCTAAACACCACGCAGCCGTCAGACCGTCTTACTATGTCATACCAGTTGTCTTCTGACGTTTGCAAAGCTGAATCACTCACACTCTGTTCTCCCTTCGAGCGACGTACAGACGCGATTAAAGATTGTCGGCAGCAGCATAAAAGGGATACGCAAATTGCGATATTCTGAAAAATGCGCGCCAGCCTTAAGCGCAATATTAATAAAACCAGTCGTCGGCGCTTTCCCATGTTTCCTGCAGGATTTCTTCGATTTTCTTTTTGTCGTCCTTGTCACCCCCAAACACACTTAAACCATCGGAGCCTGCACGTCGTATGCTCAGGCTGCAGTTCTCATACTGATTGCCCAACCTTTTCAGCAATTCTTTCTCCAATGCTGGTACCGCACCTTTAGGAAGTTCTTTCATGCGATCAATGGTTAATTCGACTTTCATAATGGCCTCCACCGCACATACTGTATATTTGTACAGTACACCTAAGTATTGAAATGATCAATGATTTAAGAGCACAAATTGTTAATTCATGTCAGTATTGATTAAAAATAACCCGTCGTAGAGGTTTGAATTAACAGTGTTTTATTAAGCAGCAATCCCTCTCTGCTGACAAAGTTCAGGTAAATTAGCCCGCACTAATGCTTCTGCAAATGGCGGCGGAACAGCATTACCACATCGCGCAACCTGCTTGTCCTTAGCGTACTTCTGCCCCCGATAATCCCGATCGATGATGTACCATTCAGGGAAGCCCTGGGCCTTGTAAAGCTCATGCGGTTGCAACATGCGCATGCCAATATCAACGATTCGATAAGTAATACCGTCAATCTCCACCAGTCCGTCGCATTCCTCACCGCAGTATTCCCGCAGGAACTCCAGCGTCTGCTGCGCGCGGTGCTCGTCGTACTCATCGACCGCAAGTGTAGTTTTCACCACCCCTACATGCTGACCACCAGCGGTTATCGTCGGCAGCGGCTGGTCAGTCTTCTGACCGTCTTTGCAGAATCCGCGCAGATGGACAAGATGAGATGTCACAACAGCATGGTGATCAACAGCCGTTACCGAATGTATTGGTTCATCCATCCCGACGCCTGATCCTGAGTAGTTACCGCCGTAGTGCTTCGCCAGAAAAGCGCTGGTCACCGCAAATTTGTTACCACCTGCAGTTACTGTCCCCAGCGGCTTTTCGAGTTGCAGCACGCGAGGTTCCTGCCCGGGGCGTTCGCCATAACCCATCTGGATCAAAGTGGGTGTTACAAGTTGAGATTTGCCGCCACCGCCAGCGGTGATGGTTGCGCTCGGTTCATCTGCCCGGTGTCCGACGCTGGCCCCGAACTGGCGGGCTATCACTGGCGCAACAAGACAGGCGCGGGATTGCTTCAGAATGGTGTGAGCAGGTTTATCCAGCGGGCGCGGTTTAGCCTGGTACTCGCTACCGCCGTTGCCAGCTAGGAAAGGAGTTAGGGCAGCCTCCACAATGCCTAAAGCATGACCATTCCCTCCCGGACGCTGTGAGGTACCGGCGGTGATTGTCGGAACGGGTTCGGTGACTACGTGCCCGGTTGCACCGGTACGAAATTTTGTAAGATGTGGTACTGCGATTGCGTAACCATGCTTTTTCGTGATCGTCTGCAGCGGTTCTTCCAGTGACTGCCCACGGAAACAGTCATAACTTGAACGACTACTGGTGTGGTTGCACTTCACGATAAACGGCGATGCGCTGTCGATAACGAAACGCTGGATCCCGCGAGCTATACGTTTGAGTGTGTTCTCAGCCAATGATTTTTTGCGGTCGAAGATCGACGGCGCGGGAATGGACCAGTCAATACACTCCGCAGCTGTTCGCCACGGAGCCAGTTTTCCAGCCTGTACCGCTGGTGATTTAGGATCCCCGTGTGTTGGTTCCGGCCAAACTATCGGTTTCCCGTCACAACGCATAACCATGAAAAATCTTTTCCGGATTGTCGGTGCGCCGTAGTCGCAGGCCCGCAACTCTCGATATTCCACGACATAACCAAGACCTCTTACCAAACGCGCGGCGTCTTCACTGTCAAGTGTAATACCCAGGAATTCGCAGCACTCCACCAGCGCCGGGTGATCCGCAGAAATGCCGGTAGTCAGCATGCCGATAAATGCCTCAAAGGTTTCACCTGTGCGGGCCGGATCCGGTCGCATTTCACCAGCCAGCAATGGGCCCCACGTTTTAAACCCCTCGACGTTCTCCAGCTTCATCACCCGGGGCTTAACATCCAGCCCCCAGCGCAGAACTACCCAGGCCAGACCACGAATCGCTTTTTCTACAGGCTTCGCACCTTTGGCTTTCGAGAAATGGCGACAATCCGGAGAAAACCACGCCAGCGCCACCGGACGACCTGCGGTAGCTATCTTTGGTCGAACCTCATATACAGACTCGCAGTAGTGCAGAGTGTCTGGATGGTTCGTCGTGTGCATCGCCACAGCGTTCTCGTCGTGGTTGATTGCAATATCAACACTGCGACCGATCGCCATTTCAATACCGGTTGACGCACCGCCACCACCAGCAAAATTATCAACAATGATTTCTCTCACTCGTATTTCCCCATCACGCATGCCAGCGAACGGGCCGCGGCGATAATTGACGGTACCGGCATATTCTCCAGCCACATGCGGTTGATGTGATGTTTCAGGCGGCGTTGGTGATGTGCCGGGAGCTCCCCGAAACTTTCAACCTGGCTGTAGACCATTTCCACTTCGTCTGGCCAGACGGTTTCCTCAACATCCACCAGCAACATACTTTCCAGTTCGACGATACGCTTCGTGGCGTATTCCAGTTGCGGGTCCATCACTTGTCCTCCTGGTACTGATCCGCTTTGATGTGCAGCCGCGGCTCACCGTCTTTCGGTTCAGGCCACTGGCGCGTTTTGTTTATCGCCAGTTTTTCAATCATTGCTCTGGTGATGAAGTAGTCAGAAATTCCCATGCGGCGTTGAGCATCCCATAGCAGGAACTGCATATCAGCCCACTCCAGCGAGTCGGACGGGTCTGCTGCTGCCTCAAGAGCTTCTTTCGAGAGGTGTTTCAGTGGACCTACTGGACCGACATCGCCGAACGTCTTATCTGACCACTCAGCGTGCTCGCGGCGTACCCGTTCCCGCAACTTGTAATTCTCCGTTACAGGTTCGGCTTTACTCTGAAGCATGGCGGCTCCTTGGCGTAATTCATTATCTGCAGCAACCAACGCATCATGCAGTTCAATAGCACCGCATGTGCGTAACTCGGCATCTTCATAGCTGATATCCAGCCTTTCCATAACGCAGTCGGTATCCAGATAATCAGAGGATTCGCTCAGGGCGCTCCTGATAGCACGCGCCCGCACTTCAGCCAGGAAAGCGTCGGTTGCTGGGGTTTTTGCATACACTGAATCCACCGTTTGCAGTAGTTCGGTTGCGTCCTCCATTGCGCCACGCCAGTCCATGCGGCCGCCGCTATGCTCAAGAATCGAAACTGCCAACGCACGGATGAATACGTGGCGCTCACGCGCATGGCTGTTCTCAGCAGCCAGCGCAGCGCACTTAGCCTCAAGTTCTTCGTATGTTGGTTTCATGCCTGTACTCTCCGTTCGAAATAGACATACTGGTTAATTGCGCTGAGCGGCATTTCCAGCTTTTCGGCAATATCCCGACGTTTCACGCCTTCGCGGTGCAACTCCCTCGCCAGTTCAACATCATGCTGGCGGTGCCGGGCTGACTGATGGTGATCACCGCGCAGATACAGCTTGATGCCCTGCTCACGTGCTTTAGTGCGTACAGCAGCGCCAGTTCTGCCAATAAGTCGACCAATGTTTTCTACCGTCATGGTCCCGGCGCATTGCCGAATGATCATGATTTCAGCTCTGTTCCACTTGTTCATATTTCCCACCTTTCAAATTAATCCGGCGTCTTTGCGTTGTTTGTACTGAGCCATCAGCATCTCTGCTGGTGTTGGGCCAGTAGCTGCTTTCGGCGCTGCAAGTGCGCGACGGATTGGCGGTACCGGCTTACCGGACAGTGCTCGCTTTTCCCAGTCATGCAGGATGTCACCAGCGGTTCGGATAAGTTCCTTCTCACTGAACTGTCCCTCTGTTCCACGACGGCGAAGCTCCAGGCAGACGTGGTAATACAGCGGGTTTTTATCCTTCCATGGAAACTGCTCACTGGTCGGATAGCGAAAAACAAGTTTCCGCCAGCGCCAGTATTCGCTCATGATGTCGTCCACACTGACCCCCAGCGCACCACTCCCCTCACGGCACCACGAAATAAACTGACCCGGCGACGGCCAGAACGGTGACTGGCTGGATCTGGCTTTCTGCATTCCGGCAGAAAGCTGCTCACGGGAGGTGATACCTGACTCAGCGAAAGCGGCAATCCATTGCTGCTTTGCAACTCGAATATCAGCGTCAGTACGTAGGTTCGTCTGAGTGGATGCCGGAAATACCTGCATGAGGTTTTCAAAAAGCATATCCACCTGTTCTTCAGCGTCAGTGTTAACAACTTTTCTGTCGTCATAAGAATCGCCAGCCATGCGCGATAGCATTTCGCTGTCGCGATTCTGAATCGCACGATAAAGATCCGGGGTCATATAAATTTCTCCCATGCTTTAGCACTGTTCCAGTGCGGGCCAGTTTCGGATTTGTTTGCGCTGACATCTGCGCGTGGCTTGCGGGTAGGGTCTTCGCGGTGAAGGGTTAACGTGTCCCACTTGGCGCGGAGCTTTGCGGGGGAGAGAATATTTTTGTACCAGAACGAGTCTTTGCATGCCCATCGGAACAGTTCACAAATCTCTTTGTGGGTGCGTCCGTCCAGTTGGCGCATCAGGCGTATATCATTCGCCCAGCCAGCCATGTTCGGTTTTTTCAGGGATGGTTTGGTGATCTGGCGCAGCGCCAGCATCCACTCTGCACAACGGAGATCGTCAGATGTCCCCCATTTGTCACCTTTCGGAGTCTGGACAGCTGCATCAGGAACAATTTTTGAAATTCTCTGACGTACATTAAATACGTTAGTATTTAATATTACTTCTTGTTCATGATTCTCGGGCTTAAGCGCGGCCTTATGCTCGGGGTTATGCTTGGCATCCACTCCCGAAGCCTCGCCATTACTGGGTTCGTTATGCGCGGGGCTATGCTCGCTGTTATGCGCGGCGTTATGCGCGGGTAAATCGTCCATTTTTTGAGCGTAATGCGCGAAATTTGTGATGGTAATTACAGTGCCTTTTCTCTTCTCACCAGCGGTTGAAATCATCCCTTCTTTCACGAAAAGAGACAGCATTCGATCCACTGCATGACGGCTTGTTGGCTCCCCATTTCGGTCGCATAATTTCAGCCCGAGATCTGCCGACGTGGTCACCAGTTGTCCGGTTTGTAATGGCCACTGCCGGCCTTTAAAGTTTGCCGTGTAGGGCTGGCGGGCGGCGCCCAGCAGAAGGTTCTCCCATAGTGTGCGCAGGAAGACATCTTTAGCCCAGGGCTTCTTCAGTACACTCCGGTACAACGGGATGAATCCGGTCTTCTGGTTCTCCATCCGGTTGCTCCTGACGGCGGTACGCGCCGCAAAATCGGCGTAGGCGACATTCGACATAGCTATGCCTCCCTTGCCTGGTATTTTGAAAAACTCTTTGTCATAATGACCTCGCAATGAGTACGCAACGAATTGCACCCGAAGGCCGTCTGTGCTGGAACACAGCGGTCTTCACCCTTTTCTGAACAGTCCTTGCTGACCACCACGTTTAGCGCGTTTCGATTCAAACCGATCCGCCGGCAACGTTTGTTTCTCAGCCCATAACTTCGCGTAACGTAAAACATCATCAAAAATCCTCCCTTTGCGACTTGCCTGAGACATGCGCTTGTACATATCGACAGCCTGAAATGCCCCCCCCCTGCGCCACTGCCGCAGTAAAGCCCTGCCGGACCAGTTCTTCCCGAACGTGCTTTTCGATAAAATCTTCCCAACTCATACCCCCTCCAGTTTTGGACAGAACTCGCCGTATTCTTTGCGCCTAAAGTCTGTTGCAACTTCAATCGCCTGCTCCTTGTTTTCGAAATATCCAAGGCTTATTAACCTGCCGTTTTTAAATCCACTCGCCTGCCATTTACCGTATGGTTGGTTCCAGTAAACACCTCTGGCTCCGCTCTGGTTTTTCTGGTCTTTCCTGTTACGGGAATTTTCCAGTGCCGAAGCTGGTCGAAGATTACAAATTCGGTTATCAGCCCTATCGCCGTTGATGTGATCAATTAACTGGTTACCTATTTCGCCGTAGGTGAAAATCCATGCCAGGCGATGGGCACCGTATGCTTTTCCTTCGATGCGAATTTTTATGTACCCAGATGACTCAAGACACCCGGCAACCTGACCGATTTTGATTCTTCCGTTTGAACTTACTTTCCAGTGAAACTCACCCGTTTCAGCGTTGTATTGAAGGTATTCGCGCACCTTCTGCTGGCTAATGTGGTTCATTGCTGTTTCCCCTCACATCGCACCCAGCATCATCTGCACCATCTCGATCAGCGGGCCAGTTAAACCCGGGTCAACGCGGTACATCTCCACGATCCCCTCGCTCAACTCTTTCAGCTTCTGATGACGTGGAGCATTCATCGCGACGGCAATCTTCGCTTCGCTGGTTTCTTTCTCCAGCCGAGCCAGACGGGCCATTACGTTGTCTTCGGGTAGCAGGCGATTGCGGAACTCGAGTGGAAGAACAGTAAGTATTGCCGGAGTCAGCTGGCGAACATTTTCGCGGTACCGTTCGCTGTTGAAATGGTTGTCCAGGAAGCGGAAAAGCTTCTGACGCTGTCGGCTGAGGTCATCAGGGAAAGTGATCTCGTCTCCCCCTTGCGCCTGGTACGCTTCGATGATCAGAGCAGAAACGACATCCTGACCATCTACACCCGCCCATGAGCGAACGGCATCACGAATATCTTCGTGACATGGTCCCTTATATGTTTGAGCGCGATTTATCATTCCCCCTCGAGGAATGTCGCTATCATTTTGATAAGTAAGTGTCTGCATATAAAGCTCCTACTTTGGTAAACCGTCAGTGGGATTGGGGTAGAGATCTGGGCGCAGTTCGTGGGGGGTCACTCCAGTAGCGCTGTAAATTGGAAGTACCCGATCAGCAGGAACCACGCCTTGATAACGATTCCGCCAATGACTGATGGTCATTGCGCTTACTTCCAGTAGTTCGGCTAACCGGGATGCGGTTCCTGCTCTAGTAATGGCTTTATCAATTGCTTTCATATTTGACTCCAGTGGCAATTATTGAATTAAACAAAATGTTTATTCACATGTCAACATTTTGAATATTGAGCTAATAAACTTTTGGTTTAGAATTATGTTATGAAAGAAAAAACTCATCAGATTAATCACCCACAAGTGCAGAGGCTTAACGAGATCCTCGAACTTAAGAATTTGACCAAGTCAGACATGGCCCGCATTTGCGGAGTCAGTGCTCAGTCGGTCAATAATTGGTTCGTACGTGGCACAATTGGGAAAAGCTCAGCGATAAAACTGGCAGATGCGCTTGGGGTGAGTCTTGAGTGGGTTCTTGGCCAAGAGGTCGACGAGAAGAACGGATTAAAGTCCGACGAAAGGAGATTGCTCGAACTCTATCGTCAGCTTCCGGGCGATGAAGAAAAGCAGAATTTCCTCAGGGTGCTGTCTTTACGCCTAAAAGAGCTGGATGCTATGTACGAGAAGTACATGAAGGGTCGGATTACAAAATTAGAATAAATCAATAAAATTCAACGGATTGAAATAAAAATATTATCAATTTTAAAATGATTACAAAGGATCGCCATTGACTACATTGACCACCCCACTGTGGAATTCGATGGGAGTGATTCCGCCAATAGACGAGGCTGACCCTACCAGCCATGCTCGCTCTCCATACGTAATGGACATAGTGAATTTTGTTAATATGTTTGCTCTCACAGCAACACGAAGAAAGATTCTCAAAGGTTTTTTGGCATACCGGACATGCTTGAGCCAGGTTGGACTAACAGATGGATTTCAGTGGGTTGACGGGAGTTTCACAGAAAATATAGAACTTACTGAGCGACGCTCGCCCAATGATGTAGATGTTGTTACTTTTTTCAAGTTCCTCCCGGGTGACGATGACTCATCTGTAATAAATCGAAATCCCGAGTTGTTTGATCATGATTTTGTTAAAAAAAATTACCAAGTAGATTCGTACTATGAGGGGCTTGACGCTCCGGGTCACTATCTTGTCGATAGAACTGTATATTGGTACAGTATGTGGGCACATAAACGTGATTTATCATGGAAGGGATTTATTCAAATCCCATTAAACCCGCAACTTGATGTTGTTGCGTTAACTATACTTAATGCAAGTAATGCTGAGGAGGCAAACAATGAATCGTAACGATTATATGTTCGCACTCAGTGAACGCGAACAACTAAGCAACCTATTGAAAAGCACGCCCGAAAGCTCTTCTATTAGCAGAAGAAGTTTAGAAACTCGTCTTAAGAAAGTTGAGAGTATAATTTCAGAAGCAAACCTCTTGAAACACGAGCCGACCAATGCAGTTCTCACATTCAAAGGCCCTACAGTAATGGGGACCCATGGCATTTCTGCATCATTCGGCACAAAAGCACTATCATTTTTCAATGATGCAATAGCGTACGTTGCTAGCGCATTCAATGGTCCACTACCTTCATCAGGAAAAATACCAAACATTGAAAACAATCATTTAATGATTACATCTGCGGCCAGGGGCTCTTTTGGCTTTGTGTTAGAGGAATTCAGACCAGATGCACCTCTCTATTTTGATGAGCAAACTCCTGTATCAAAGGCCTTAGAAAAGACCCAACAAATTTTACAAGCCAGCTTAGATGGTGATAATGAAAAACTATCCGATGCCCTTGAAGATCTTGATCAAAGAGCATTAGATAAAATCAGAGGGTTTATTCATTATCTATATGAAAATAAAACTGTTTTTACTCTAAAAAACAACAACTATAGTATCTCTTTCCGAGAGCCAAAGCAGCTTGAAAATACGTATAAGCTATTAGGAAGTGACAACATAAAACAGGAGATTATCGAGGCAGATATTTTCTTCTTAGGTACTCTACCAAATAAACGCCAATGCGAGTTTATCGAACTAGGTTGTACCGAGATAAAAACCGCAAAAATTGACAGGTCTATTGAGGATCCGAACGTTATCAATAGACACTTAGGCGTGAAGGCTAAAGCTACATTTTCTAAAAAGACTATCGGCGAAGGAAGACCGAGATTCACTCTTATCAAACTACCTGAATGGACAAAAAACGCTCAAGATTGATATTGTAATAGTTATCACATCGCCGCCTCTGCCCCAATCCCAGCCTCAGAGCTGGGATTTTTTTGCTTAAAATCTGCGGAATACGCGCAGCAGCCTCTGAATTTAAACAATATGTTTATACCAAAATACTCATTTTGTTGACATGCTTTTAAACTTTGTGTTTAATAAATTATCAAAACGCACCACGAACCACTCAGGCAGGACGCCCACGAAGTAGCGGTCCTGCGCATACGAAGCCCGGAATGAGGTGGTGAGATTAACGCGCAGTAGGTTTGAAACGTTCCGCCAGCCTGGCGATAAGGGCAAACACAGAAGTGAGCTTCGCGGTGGTGAATTGCAGAGTTAAAACGCTCAACCGTGAAGATCAGCGCCGCGGCGCCACCAGCGAAGTTCACTGAGTTCCAGAAACAACGTATCGAGGGTGAGATGAAAGACCCACTGAGACTAGCCAAAAAATACGCAGGATTCGCAAGCATAGAAGCAGAGCTTTTATCTGGATTAGAAAATCTTGAGCTGGTTCGTTCAGCAGTAATGTCCGCTATTGAGAACATGAACTACCAAGACAAAGATACAGTTCTCGAAGCTCTATCTCTTGTTAAACGTTTCATGCATCAACAACGCGATATTTCACGTAGCGAGATTCAAAAAATACGCGGCGTTCTCTCTGGAGAACTGGAGTCATACGATGATTGATTTCGCACGCAAACCAGTCCGGCAGCAGGCCGTAATGCTGAATTGTATTGAGGTGTTTTTACGTAAGCTGTGCTACCTGCTGGCACAGAAGGGGGATCCGGATGCTTGAGAAGAAATGCGGTTACTGCAGCAAGCCGGTTAAACCGGAAGAAGTAATAAAAAGCACCCTTCTCTATCGCAATGGCTCACAGCTGGCGCGCAAAGAGAAAGAGTATTGTTCCGGGTGCTGCGCTTCTCACGACCAGATGGCCCACGAGTCATAACGTAAAAACCCGCGCAAGGCGGGCCTGTACGTCCGGTGCTTCCGACCAAAGTTACACCGGAATTTATACAAAACCAAAAACACACCCAATGGGCGCTATCAATGGTCCGGGGATTCTAACACCCAAAAATGAGGATCTCACATGGAATTCTTTAATGTGGTTAAAGCCACTCAGAAATCCGGAAAGCAAGATGCAGTGGTCTGGTTCACTGCAAAAACTGAGGCTCGCGCCAACCTGATGCTGGATGTTGCTCTGGAAGACGCTGGCATCGAAACGGGCCGTGGTAAGGACTACACCAAACCAATTCGCACTGATTTCCCGGTTGTTGACGGTCTGCCAAAAGAAGGTGAAGTTGATTTCACCTGGTGTGATCGTTACGAACTTGCCGAAGACCAGCGAACCTGGAACGTAAAATCAAAAGCGGACGATGCGGCGCAGGAAGAAAATAGCCAAGCTGATCACAATGTCGTTGATGGTCAAGTCGGTACTGAAGATCAATCTCAGCAGACAGAGCAACCGAACCTAATCGTCGTTGCCACCCTGCCATTCCGCCAGCGCGTACTGGCTCAGTTCATCGGTGATGGTGAATATCTCTATCACGTCGATGCCGGGCAGAAAAATGAGATTGTCCGCCTTGAGATGGACACCGATGACGCGTACGTCCAAAACCTGCTGCTGGCTGCTGAGAATGTGGAAGCATTCAAAAAAGCTGTTGATCTCGACATCCATAGAGTCGTGAAAGCCGTTAAGCAAGTATTCCCTGTCGACGGGAAAAAACCTGATCTGGCAACAGTTATCCAGTTCCTGACGGTGTGGTTCAAAACTGATTACATTGACCGCGGCATCCTGGCACGCGAATGGGCTGCAGGTAATCGCATCAGTAGCGTGCAGCGTACTGATTCCGGAACCAATGCCGATGGCGGTCACGTCACTGACCGTGGACCTGATGCACACCACACCCTTGACACTCTCGATTTAGAGATTGCCTGTGCCCTTCTGCCGATGGACTTCAACCACTTCGAGATCCCTGGCAGCATTCTTCGCCGCGCTAAAGAAATCGTGACCAAAAAAGAAGAACCATGGAAATCATGGAGCAGCATCCTGCGCAATCAACCTGGCGTTCTTGGCGTTAACCGCACGGCCATTTTTAACCTGGTACGTATCGCACCGGAAAATATTCATCTCACTCCTGTCGCTCATCTTGAATTTGTAAACCAGACCATGACTGCCGCGTTCAATGCTGCGGTTGAGTTATTGCCATTTCATGAAGCTGAACCCGCAACACAGGAAATTCCCCAACCTGAAAGTAAAGAGTCTCCGCGCAAATCCTTCTGCACTCACGAAGAGAACCTGCAACGCGTGCGTGAAGAAGGAGCACGCCGCCGCGCAGAGGAAGCGACAGCACAACCGCAGAAAGTCGAACAAGAACTGGTTAAAAATGTCGGCAACGGAATATTCGACGTTACGGCTTTGCTGCAGAACTCAGCAACTCATGGTACGAAAAAGGCTACGGAGACCACCAGCGATGTGCAGGTTCAAGAAACTGACGGTGATGAAAAACAGGCTGGTGATGAAGTGCAGTCAGGCGAAAGCAGTCTGGAAACTGGTGAAGAGTCACATACCGGCCAGCAAGCCGATGTAAACCAGAATACGGATTCTGTCGCCCAAAATAGCGATTCTGTAAACCAGACTGAACCAGTTTTGGCACAAACCGAGCCAGAAGCGCAATCTGACGAACCGGCTGTTGTGTACCCCGCTTACTTCGAGCCAGGTCGCTATGAAGGTCTGCCGAACGAGGTTTATCACGCAGCCAACGGTATCAGCTCAACCCAGGTGAAAGACGCACGTGTTTCGCTGATGTACTTCAATGCGCGCCACGTAGAGAAAACCATTATCAAAGAACGCTCTCCTGTTCTGGACATGGGTAACCTGGTGCATGCGCTGGCGTTGCAGCCCGAGCAGCTCGATGAAGAGTTCAGCGTTGAGCCCGTAATTCCGGAAGGCGCATTTACCACCACGGCAACGATCCGCGCGTTTATTGATGAGTACAACGCCAGCCTGCCAGCACAACTGAGCGCTGACAATATCAAAGCTTTGCTAGAGGAATACAACGCCACTCTGCCTGCACAGGTGCCGCTGGGTGGTTCAGCCGAGGAAACCGGCCAGAGCTATATGTCGCTGCCCGAAGAGTACCAGCGTATCGAAGCGGATCAGAAGCAGACCGCAGCGGCGATTAAAGCCTGCATCAAGGAATACAACGCCACTCTGCCTGCACAGATGAAAACCAGTGGTAGCCGTGATGCGTTACTCGAGCAGCTGGCAATCATCAATCCTGACCTGGTTGCACAGGAAGCGCAGAAGCCTCAACAGCTGAAAGTTTCCGGGACCAAATCAGATCTTATTCAGGCCGTGAAATCTGTTAATTCGGATGCCGTCTTCGCCGACGAACTGTTGGATGCGTGGCGCGAGAATCCGCAAGGGAAAGTGCTGGTCACCCGCCAGCAACTGAATACCGCGCTGGCCATTCAGAAAGCCCTGCTCCAGCACCCAACTGCCGGCATGTTGCTTCAGCACCCGAGCCGCGCTGTAGAAGTCAGCTACTTTGGCTTCGACGACGAAACCGGACTCGAAGTCCGTGTACGCCCGGATTTGGAAATCGACCTGGACGGGTTGCGCATCGGCGCCGACCTGAAAACCATCAGCATGTGGAACATTAAGCAGGAAGGCCTGCGCGGCAAACTGCACCGGGAAATCATCGACCGTGACTACCACCTGAGCGCGGCTATGTATTGCGAGACCGCAGCACTGGACCAGTTCTTCTGGATTTTCGTCAACAAAGACGAGAACTACCACTGGATTGCTATCATCGAGGCATCCGCCGAACTACTGGAACTGGGCATGCTCGAGTACCGCAAGGCGATGCGCGCTATCGCTACCGGCTTTGACACTGGCGAGTGGCCAGCGCCGATCACCACTGATTACACCGACGAACTGAACGACTTCGACCTGCGCCGTCTTGAAGCGTTGCGTCTGGCATAAGGGAGGATTTGACCATGCAAAATACCAACATCATCACGACCGAGCAGGCACCAAACACCATTTCCGCCAGCAACGCTGTATTCAACGTTCAGGCGCTCGGACAGCTCACCTCTTTCGCTGAATTGATGGCGCAATCTGCCGTCACCGTTCCCAAACACCTTGCGGGGAAACCCGCTGACTGTATGGCGATCGTCATGCAGGCCATGCAGTGGGGAATGAATCCATACGCGGTTGCCCAGAAAACACACCTGGTCAATGGCGTACTGGGTTACGAAGCGCAACTGGTTAACGCAGTGATTTCCAGCTCCAGCGCCATTATTGGCCGCTTCCATTACGAATACGGCGGTGACTGGGAGAAAATTGCTGGCAAAAAAGACGGCCGCGATGAATTAGGCCTGTTTATCCGGGTTGGCGCCGTACTGCGCGGAGAAGAAGAAATCACCTGGAGTGAACCAATCTACTTGGCAGATATCACCACACGTAACTCTCCATTGTGGAAAACAGCGCCAAAACAGCAGATCGCTTATCTGGCAGTGAAGTACTGGGCACGCCTGTACTGCCCAGAAGTCATCCTCGGCGTCTACAGTCCAGATGAAGTTGAGCCGCGCACTGAGAAAGAGATTAACCCGTCGCCGCAACGCGTTAGCCTGGCGGACATCTCAGGTGACACTGTCACAACCATGCAAAGCGCACAAGAGTCATCGGTAAATATCGACGCTCTTGCTGATGATTTCCGCGAGCGAATCGAGGCTGCGCAGGATGTTGATAGCGCCAAAGCGCTCCGCGCTGATATCGAAAGCGCGAAGGTTACGCTGGGTTCAGCCCTGTTCACTGAGCTGAAGAACAAAGCGGTGAAACGTTATTACTTGGTTGATTCACGCAACAAGGTTGAGGCCGCAATCAACTCCCTACCGTTTCCAGATGAGCCGGATGCAGCGGAACGATACGTCGAAGTCGAGCGAGTGCTGGCAGCAAATAAGCGTCACCTGGGCGACGAGCTGCACGAACAGTTCAGCATCACCCTGGCAGATATGAAACCGGAATACGTGGGCTAAGGGAGGCGGGAGGGGTCGCCCTCCCGGTTACGATATGTTAAGAGAAAAAACTGTTAAGCACCCTGCAATCCGTTATCACGGCGGTAAATTCCGCCTGGCATCATGGATTATTGAGCAGATGCCGGATCACGTTTGTTACGTTGAACCGTTCGGCGGCGCCGCTGGTGTGTTGCTCCAGAAACCGCGCAGCTATTCCGAGGTGTACAACGATCTCGATGGTGAAGTGGTGAATCTGTTCAAAGTGCTGCGTGATCCGGAAATGAACCAGCGGCTTCAAGACGCCTGCGTGCTTACACCGTATTCACGTGACGAATTCTGCACGGCGAGAGAGGTGACCTCCGACCCGGTTGAACGTGCTCGTCGGATGGTAGTTCGTGCCTGCATGGGTTTTGGTTCTGCTGCTGGCGTCGGCGGCCAGTCTGGTTTCCGTAGTGACAGTAAACGCAAATACGCAACGGCGGCGCACTTATGGGGCCGTTACCCCGAAAATTTGTCGGCAGTTTGCCAGCGCCTGCAGGGAGTTATCATCGAGAACAAAGACGCACTGGCGGTGATGCGTTCCCATGATGCTGAAACCACGCTGCACTACATCGACCCGCCGTATATGCCGGAAACCAGAGTTCAGGGCAACCGTTATTACAGCCACGAAATGACTGTTGAGGGGCATGAGCAATTGCTAGCTGTGGCCAGAACGATGACCGGAATGGTGATAATCAGTGGCTACGACACTGAGGTGTACAACGACATGCTGATCGGTTGGATGAAAACGGAAAAATCGTCACGTATTAGCGCCGGAAGAGGTACGAAAGTTCGCACTGAATGTATGTGGCTCAACCCAGCATCACAGCAAGCGGAGCGTGCAGCATGAAACTGATAAACCGCAGCACACGATCTCCTTTAGCGCGTCAGGCATGCGACATCGCGCTGGCCACTCATCACGAACGCTACGGCGACTACGGACGCAGCAAGATGAAGGAGACATACACGGTGAGAGTTGAAGGCGTGAAGGTCTGGGTTGAGGTAGTTAACCGTAAGGCCAGCTACGTAGCGACAGCTATGAACGGTGCCCGCAGGCTACGTCATCTTCCCGGGCAGGTTGCCTGATAACGAATTATCAACGTCATTACACCGGCACCTTTATACTTGTGCCGGTTACCTGAGGTGAAAGATGTCACAGGTAATATTTAACGAAGAATGGGTAGTTGAGGCCCGGCTCGCTGAAAGGACTGGGCTTACCGAAGGGCAAATCAAAAATTATCGCCTAAAGCTATGGGTTGAAGGTATCCACTTCAAACGCATAACCTCCGAAGGCGAAACAGATAAAGCAAAAGGCCTGCTCTGGTACAACTATCCAAAGATTAACCAGTTAGTGCAGGAGATTTGATGAACTACCCAACCGGCGTCGAATTACACAACGGGAAAATCAGGATCTCTTTTACTTATCGCGGCATTCGTTGCCGCGAAGTTTTACGGGGCTGGCAGGTAACGAGCGGTAATCTGAAAAAAGCTGGCAACCTCCGCGCTGTGATTATGAGCGAAATTCAGCTTGGAAAGTTTGACTATGCACAACGCTTCCCAGAGTCAAAAGCTATAAAAAAATTCTCATTAACACATAAGGTTAATACCTTCTCAGAGTTAAGCGCTGTCTTCTTATCAAGTAAAAAACTGGAAGTCAGCGCGGCTTCTTATGCTAACTACGTGTCTCACGTTGAAACCCTCAAGGACATCATCGGTAATCACACCCGATTAGCTGATATTCAACATACAGACGTACTTAAGTATAGAAAGGAACTCCTTACCGGGAATGTCATTAACAAGCATATCCCGTGCTTCAATAAGCATGGACGTACACCTTCAACAGTAAATAACATAATGAAAACATTCTGTGCGATCCTCAAGCTTGCACAGAGAGACCGGATCATTACGCATGCTCCACACGAAAACGTCAAAATGCTAACGGTTTCCAAAAAGGCACCGGACCCACTTCTGTTTCATGAATATCAGGCGCTAATCGCGGCCCTCCCCAGAGCAAAAAGACTCATATGGATTTTCGCAGTGTATACGGGATTGCGGCATGGTGAGATCTGCGCCTTGACCTGGGAAGATGTGAACCTGGAAAAAGGAGAGATATACATTTCCAGGAATATAACGAACAAAGGCTTGTTCGTTCCGCCGAAAACAGTTGCCGGCGAACGAACTATCACTTTGCTTGAGCCCGCACTGATAGCACTTAAGGAGCAGTGGCACCTTACTGGTAACAGCAAAAAAACAGAAATTACCTTTCATCACAGAGAGCATGGACGGACAGAACAACAGCATGTCCAGTTTGTATTCTATCCAGGGCATAAATCGAAAACGAAGAGCCCCTACTATGCGCGTTCAAGCATTGGCTCGAGCTGGAAGAGTGCATTAAAGCGTTCAGGTATAAGGAGACGACCGCCCTATCAGTCAAGGCATACCTATGCATGTTGGTTGCTATCTGCCGGAGCTAATCCTTCGTTTATAGCGAGTCAGATGGGCCATGAAAATGCTAAGATGGTTTATGAGGTATATTCAAAGTGGATTGCAGGTATGAACGTGGATCAGGTCGTGATGCTGAATGATCGACTGCAAACGTTACTGCCCCCAATATGCCCTCAGGCTTAA